TACTTCTCAGAATTAACGCCTGGTTCTACCCAGGCTGCTGCTATATCCGGCTCAGTAGTCGGTAATGTCCTCGGTATGGCCTATTCAATCTGGGCTGGCGGCGTAGGCAACGCTGCTGGTTTGGCTGTGGCGAACGCCGCAACCCAACCTATCAAGCTTGCTATCGCTGGTGCGAACCAATCCCTAGTTAACTCTGGTAAATTCGTAGCATTCTCTAGGAGCACCGTCACTGGAGCGCAGGGCGCTATGGGTGGAGCCGTTAGAACCGCTGGCTCTATCAGTAACAGATTCCTAATCCCTACCGCTATTGTCGAGAAGTTCCCTAACTTCTCGTCTGCTCTGGCCGATACGGCTCTCAAGTTCAGCGAGATGTCTGGCATTGGAAACACTGGGGCGACTGCCGCTCAGGCATTATCTGGCAGTGAAAAGGCGGTAACTTTAGTTACTGACACGGTTGGCGCTGGCACAAACGTCGTATCTAAAACTTCGATGGTTACGCTTGCGGGCAAAACCTTAGCACAAGAAAAAGCAATCGCAACCGGCATCCAAACCGCATTCCGTCTAGCTCCTCTTGCTGGAGAGGTTGCGCTACGCCATACGGACCAATACTTCCAGAAGCTCAACGCTGGCGAAGAGGTCGGCAAGCTATCAGACTATGTGTTCGAGAATACCGTGAAAGATATGGCTTGGGGCGCAGCATTTATGGCCGCTGGCGCTGGTTTCAAGAAATTAAAAGACGTTGCGAAGGCCGCTAAAAAATCTCCAGCCGACGCTGCAAGCGCCGCATCCTACGCTGCTGGCAATACTCAGCAGGGCTTTTATAATGATTCGCACTTTACCTACGATAGAGGCTCAAATTACCTCCCGTCCGGTCTCGAGAGAGACCAAGACCTCCAGGAATTTATCTCTACTATTATGACCGTAAACGGCGAAGGCATTTATGCTGTTCCTAACTCATCATCCCCTATGGCTGTTTCTGCCGTCCCAGGCACTAATGTGGCTCAGGAAACTGGCAAGGTATTCGGCGCAGTCTCTAAAAACGTAATCAAACAGTACGAGGTTGAACCTGTCCCTGATGGCGCCAACGTGGTCGAGACGGTCACGAATTTAGACGGTACAAAGACTATCTCTAAGCAGCATTTCGATAGCCTCGACGAGGCAAACGACGCGGTCCGCGGCAAGACCGTCCCAACCACCTCTCCTAAAACTCTAGCCAACAGCGACCAGGTCGCAGATATTAAGGTCGCACCACTTACTATTAATGGTGTTGCCCCAGAGGTATTGCCAAAAGGCGTGACTCAGATTAAGTTTGAGCCTGGTGTTGTCTATCGTACGCCAGATGCACTAGTCGACGATATCGTGGATTTGGTAGATTGGCTAAGCCCAGACCGTATTTATAGAGAGTATGAACATTATGTCCAGTTAGCTCAGATTCAACAAGCCGACTTTGAACATCTCGACGAAGCCCCAGACGTCCCTAAAGAGATACGCGGTACCGACCTTCTTAAATTTATCCGCCTTGCAGCTTGGGCCAAAGCCAACAACTACAATGCGATTCCGCTCCGCGTCCCTACCTCCTATTCACGCACGATTAAGAAGTTCTCGATGCAGGATAAGTTCATCTCCAAGCTCGCAGATAAATACCAACTTCCAGAACTCGATGCAGCTTCATTAATAATGAACTCTCGTGGTGAAGAGAACAAAAACTATTACGGGACAAATCATAACGGCTCCTTATTCTATGCTCTGTCGAACATAGTTCCAGCGATTAATAAGAGAGGCACCGAATATAAGTCATTAGACGATGAGCACAAGAAGGCTGTGGATATTATTGGCGCGCTTAGCCTCATTTTCTCAGCCGACATCACTGGACATTGGGATTTGCTGAGCGACTTTGGTGAGAATAGAAGGACTGCAATCCATAATCAAGGCGTGTACGCGACGCTGACAAATATACGACGCGCGAAAAATTTGGCCGCTCTTAGCGGGATGAGCAAAGAGAACCTAGCTAAAGCAGCGCAAGCATACATCCACAAGTTTGAGGTAGAGCTTCGCGATGCTAATGACGGAGAGTTGTCTGAAAAGAACAGAGATGAGTTATATAACGCCTTAACTACTTTGACAGACGCCATTAACGACGGGTACGCCTGGTTTAGTAGTTTGTCAGAGGGGCCAGAATCGGTCGAAAAGAAGATAGAAGATTACTTCAACGGGGTATATAACTCAGATGACGCTTTAACTGAGGCCGCAAAAACCGGGGCACCTCTATCTCTTGATATCACTGTCCCAATTTCGAAGGTTGGTGACAACTTGATTTATAAAGAATCAGAGGTTAAGAGCGATACGCTCCCGACAATGTACGCTCATATACCGGCTGGAACGAAAGTTGCTAAGAGATACTCATTGACCCCAGAGGGGAACCCTATACGGACTATGCAGGGTGGCTACTATTACGACTGGGCGTTTGACGATAGCGCCGGCGTTGTCAAAAAAGAACACTCCGCTTCTAGCAGGAATGATGATATTTACGCAGAAATCGAGAAGTCATATGGTTATGATTTAAAGAATGCGCCGTTCAGCGTAGACGATATAAGCCTTAGCATCAAGCCGATGCTAGATAAGACGCTAAATGCAGTTGGCAGTAAGTCGCTTATGGAATACTATTTTGCCGATGGAGACGGGTACCAGGCAGAAGTAGTCTTGATGCGCCCAATAGATTATCTTGACTTCCTAAGGCGTGTCGGCAATATGAATGAAGATGTCTATGAGGATATCAGAGATGGCAGCGACACGGCCAAGTACACCAAAGACATGGCGAATGGTGATAAGTTTCCAATGCCAGCCATAAAATTTGACCAGCAAGGGAATTTTGATGGGCAAGAAGGGCGACATCGAGCCTTCGCTGCAAAAAATAATCATATTGATTTAATCCCAGTCGCTATAAAATACCCAGCTAAAGAGAATTGGTTTGGCAGATTCGCCGAGCAGGTTGGCCTCCCTATGGTCAGGATGAAACTAATCACTCCTTATGTGTCTGATATCATAACCAACAATAACCCAGAATCAAAGATAGTAGACCTATATTATAATCACCCAAATGGGGCTGCTTATACTCCAGTGCAGGGAGAATATAATATAGCAGATTATGGCGTATATGATAGAAATTCAGTTGTCGGTATGCAAAAGGCAGCGAAAGAGTTATTAGAGCCTAACAAAGAGGTGGTCGAGAAAAACAAAGAGCAGATAAAAGAAAAAGTAACTAGCCTGTATACCGTGACTGAACCTGGCGGTGTAGTCAATAGGCTAAACAACCGTATCCGCAAACAAGTAGCACAAGGTACATTGCCTAAGGATTCCGTCTCTACGCGCGTCGGTGCTGCCATGGATTTGCTTGACACCGCGCTTGAGAGCGGCGGTGACGGGTATGGCGAATGGGACGATACGCCCGCTCCATTACTTCCGGAAACTATCGATGAAATCAGTGCCGGGCTAGAAAGCATCTTGCTCGGCGCAGCTACGGACTTGAACTACGCACGGGGGTATAGGATAGATTCACCTAATGTCGTGATTGATGGTTCTCCTCTATATGATGCTTTATCGGAAATAGTCAATAAGGTTCGCATCGGCAGATTGGTTCAAGGAATCTCTAGGGTTGCTGATGAAGAGGCCGTCCCCGATGAGAGAGCCAAGCAAGTTATTGACAACTTGCACAAAGAGCATGGCAAAAAATATGTTGATGAAGCTGTAAAAATTGTAAACGCCATCGACGATGGCAGCAAAGTAGACCCTATTGTCTCATATGTTCAAGATGTAATAAACATACGCCAAAAGCTTGAAGACTATGCTCCTAATACCGACCAACTCGACATTGATGCTGATAGGGCGTTCCTTGACCAATTGAAGGGGGAGCTCGTAGATTTAGTTATTAAATACAATGAGTCTTTGCCAACTGGATTCAGCAAATATATGAAGCCTTTATCTGATGGGTGGGGTGAAAAGGGCTCACATAACGTGAAAGTAGATATGATGTGGGACGTACGCGGCATCTCTGAGTATGGCAACTCGGTCAACGCTAGTGACGGAATTAGGACAAGAGTCCAGGATTTGCAAGTTGGGCAACACGTATTTTGGCCATCATTAGATTACGGCACCTTTAACCTCGAAGTCCCTAACGCATACGCCGCTGGCGATGGGTATGGAGGGGGGCATAGATATTTCGTCTTAACTGGTTCTCCGAAAGGAACAGGCTTGTTCTTCTATGGTGACCCTCAGAACTTTGGCGAGTATGAAGGAGATAAGCATATCCATACCAATGATGGTGGCGCACTCGTTCACCCGATGAATATGGGGGCTACCATTGTAGCGATAAGAGAGCTGGCTCCGGACGCAACGCTCATTATACAAATTCGCGATAATGCAGATGGCACCCCATATTCTGGACCGATTGATGGACAAGGCGGTGGAATCGAAAAGATTACAGAGCGCGTACGTACGGACGAGACTGCAATTACCCCTAACAATATTGTCGGTATGCAATATGGCGTTCCTTATAAATACTTCACCAACGAGTCTGATGCTCTTGCGTGGGCAAAGGAGGAGGGCGGTCGCGCAGTCCACAGGCTAGACGACAATGCTGATACTCTCACGCGCCCACCTGTCACCACTGACGACTTAGCAGAGAATCCGCTTCTCCTAGGTGCAGGTGAAGGATATATCCCACACGTCGAGAGATTCGATGAGCTAATGACAACTTTGCCTACGCTGATGGAAGAGGGTGAGGGGGCGGTTGACTACCTTCGTGGTATCGTAGATATCGCCCGCGAAGTTAACGCTGTCTATACAGCGGTAGCAGCTAACGTCAATCTTGATGACATCTACAGCCGTTACGCCAAGGCTATATATGACGACGAAGAAGTTGCCCTAACTCCTGACGAGAAGAAAGCACTCGAGCCTATCACCCATATGCTTGACGCTCTCGGCCATTACTTCGACCCATCCGGTAAGAGCCTCACTCAGGAGTTCTATCTCCCGACTGCATTAGCAGCCAATAAGATGGTTAATATCGAGAAGGCTCTATTGAAGGGTGAAGATGCAGACCTTGGGCATCCAGTGGACACTGGCTTCAACGATATCCTCCTTGACCTCCAGAGAATCGGTGACGCTGGCTTCTGGCAGAAACGCACAGGCGACCTCTTCAGAGATGAGGATGGCAACTTCACTATGGCCCGCGCTGGCACGCTCCAGGATGCACTCACCTCTTATACTGTATCTGCTCTTACTAGAGGCAAAAACAGTTTAGCAGTAGCCGTTAACAACGAGGTAGCTAAGTCTAAGTACGACCGCAACCGTTCCCAGATTACCGAGAAACAAGCTTACGCTGGCATTAAGGAAGCGGACAAGATTCGTGGAAAGACCAAATCCTACCGCGCTGCTATCTCCAAAGACGCTGACAAGATTGCAGAGCTCAAGGAAGACTACGACGAGAGCGCAGTCGACCAGGCAATGAAAACTAAGAACTACTCTAAAGACCTAGGCTTCGTCAAGGGCGCCAACCATGCAGCGCAACTCCTTGGCTATAACCAGTTCTTAGAGATGACACCTATTCAAGGTAGTGTGATACGCTACGGTACCCAAGGCCAAGTCTATAGAGGCACCACCAGTATCCGCAGGAAGATGGAAAAGATAAACATTACTGGCCCAATGTGGGTTACGAGATTCGGCGCGAAACAGCGTATCGGTTTCGGTCTTGAGGCTAGCAAAGCTAACACTAAGAAATACGGTATATTTAAGGCTGGCGAGCCAGCTGTGAACTTGGGTCGTATCGTGTCTATGAACTTCGATTCCGATACTAACGCCTTAGCCTACCTCTACACTCTCAAAGGTGTGATAAAGTCATGGTCTACTGGCGACGGTATGGATATGGTGACTGCTGTAAACAAGTACGCTCGCGAGAACTTTCCACTTCTTGACGACTATGAGTGGAACGCAGCGAAACTTCTCAAAGAGTTGGCTCGTAACTACCACGCATCCGCTGACCCAATGGCGGTGGACGCTATGAACGTAGACTCAATCTCTAAATGGATTCGTGACTGTACGGCAACCTGTTTTAATAACGCCATTATGATGACTGATATCTCGAACCTCGACGAAAGAACACTCGAGGCGTTGGATGAGGCGGCAGCATACATCTACGTCGGCTCTCCTCTCAAGAGGAACAAAGTCATTAATGGTGTACTCAAGTGGGAATCGGTTGCGAAACTAGGTGTCAACGTGTCACCAGTGCTAGGTAACATCGTATCGGAAATCTTTACCCGCCTCCCAGGCTATATTGGTTGGAAAGATACGACTAGAGCGCTGAAGAGAGCACTAGATGTAAAGGAAGCGGCGCGCATTAAAAACATCATCAGCGACCTTCCATCCCACTATGACAGCCCAGAAGATGACACTATGCTTCAGACAGCAAAAAAGTTGTTTAGTACGTTCACAGATAAAGCAACCGACTCAGCACTCAAGCCTCTCACCTGGTCTGAGAACGTCAAGAACCTCGTCTACTACGCAGCTGGCGAGATTAACGCCGAGCGTAAAGGTATCACTGACCCAGCCAAGAAGCAAATAGAGGCAATCAGGTTCGTCGGCGAGCACGCTATCGCTGGCGGTAGAGGCACGGCCCCAGGCGTAGCTGAATCGTCACTCGGCCGCACGCTCTTCCTCTTCCGCACATTCACAATCAGAAACTTCGATGACTTCATTGACTTCGTCGAGAAGGCCTCGAGGGGTGAAACTGGCGACAACTACTGGGATGCTAGATACGAAAAGAAGTATGGCAAGAATAATAAGGACAGGTCTGGCAGAAACAAGGCTAGCTTCAAACTTGGAGCTAAAGCAGTCGGCGGACGCCTGATGCGCTCCTACGTCATCTGGCTCACTATCCTCGCCTACTTCGGTAAGAGCTTGCCGGATGCACTCGGCGGCGACCCAACTGGTATCACCGACGGCGGAAAAGACCGCGGCTTATACGACGACGAAGATACTGACGAGTACGAGGGTATGACCGACTTCGATAACTTTATCAACAGCCTACCTGCTGGTGTAATCTTCGGCTCGCTTCAAGACCTCTACTTTGCGGCTAGAAGAAGAGGCGTCGATTCTAAGCAGTTTATGGCATTCGACCTATGGAATGACCAGAAGCTTAACAATGATATGAGCAAACATCTCCCATTAGGTGTAGCATACAACCGCTTCGCCGATATGCTTGACCTCCTGGACCGCGGCTACTCCTTCAGCTCGACTGGCAAGAAGACCTACGCGGCGCCAGAGACAGCACTCGATGTCGTTAAGGGCTTTCTCTTCGGTAAGTCTACGACTGAGAACTCACTAGCCTACGGTAAATACCGCTACGGCACAGTAAATGTATGGGGCGACCTATCATCTGGCGACTGGATGGACTTTGCTATGAACGCCAACCCACTCAAGGATATCACTGGTGCGAATGCGCAGTTCGATACAACCAGAAAAGACTATACTGGCGTGTTCGACGGTAGTTGGAACGACATCGCGACGATGCAGCTTATCGTCGCCCAATTCAAGGAGCGCCAGCAGACCATCATCAACGAATATAACAGTGACAAGTACCGTTATGGCGGAGATTATGAGGGGCTCACTGACGCAGAGAAAGTAGCCAAAGCCAAAGAGGCGCGCGAAAAGAAGATTGACGCATACACCGAAGACGTACAGCGCGCGGTTAATGCCTTCACGGCCGCGGGCAATGCCCTCTCCGATAAGCAGATTTCCAACTTGATGTATCTCTTCGACTTCCACGAGGGCGAGGAAGATGACGAATGGAATAGCTCGGCTGCCCGTGAACGCTACGTAGAGGCTGGTCTTCCAGATTACAACGCTGCGGCCATCCAACGTACGACTAAGACTGAAGATGGCGAGAAGACAGATGTCACTAAGAACTATCTCGACCGCTCGCTCATCCTTCAAAACGCGCAACAGGGCTTTTATGGTAGCTCTAAGGAAGCAGCCAACGCAGTCAAAGAGGCGCTCTCCAGCTTTGACTCCACCTACAAGGCTTACAAGGAGCGTGTCAAAGCTCTCAGCGATAAATACTTCACAGCGCGCGAAAAGAATAAGAAGAGCGCTGAGACTAAACAGCTCTCCAAAGACCTCGAAAAACTCCAGAACGAGTACATTGACAAGCTATACCAGCAGCTCACTCCAGTGGTCGAGCAATATGGCACGGCGCTTATCGGCACCTATGATGTGGCTGACGTGCTTCAGGATTATATGAGCAATATGATTCCATACAGCTCAATCAAGAAGTACGGCCAAACTTATAGTAGCGGCAACGACATCGTCTACGGCCAGCTTGCTGAATGGCTACAGAAGAGGTGGGGCCGTAACGCACCTACCGCACCTTCTGACGCTGAAGTTACCAACGGTATCAGCGAGATTAAGAAGCTTCTTGACCAGGGTAAGACGGCAGCAGCTAAGAGCAAAGCTCGTGCTATCCTAGAGAAGATAGGCCGCGGCTCACTTGGTGCTCGTAGGTACGATGTAGAAACTTTAAGGGACGTAGCATATGACTAAGGAATTGCTAGAGGTGGTGGCGCTCGACATCCAAGCTGAGCGCCGCCGCCGCAATAACCAACTGCTCGAAGCAGTTAATGGCGAGACGGAGATTTATAATCTCGAAGATTTACTCCGTCTCGTGGGGGAATTAAATGCCGCATACAACCACTGCGTGGCTAGTATTGCGGGGGACGGGGATATATATTGTTTACTCAAACATCTGGCTACGGCGGTAACGCTCGCTGGGGAGGTCGACGGCGACGCTACCGCCATTTACCAGATTGTTGCTACCGTAACGCAAGATAAAATTCAGCCTTGTAAGGCTTGTAAAGATGAGGAGGAAGATGTTTAAGAAACTACGTTTTAAACTTAAAAGCAAAAAATCCGCAATCGCGAATGAGGTTGCAACTATGGGTAAGGGGAAGCCAGGGAGGAGGAAGTAATGGCGTATTCACCACTCACTAATGTATATATGCCAGCCTCAACCTCGAACTATACCGAGGGGAGAAGCGGCCAGACTATTAAGAAAATCACCTGGCACCATATGGCAGGTAACCTATCAGTAGAATCCTGCGGCAAGCTCTGGCAGAACCCATCTCGTAGAGCATCATCTAACTATGGCATCGGCACGGACGGCCGTATCGGCTGCTACGTCGAGGAGCAGAACCGCTCCTGGTGTTCTAGCTCGGCGGCTAACGACAACCAGGCTATCACTATCGAGATTGCTAACGATGGCGGTGCACCAGATTGGCACGTCTCAGACAAGGCAATCGAGTCGGCAATCAATCTCACGGTCGATATCTGCAAACGCAACGGTATCAAGAAGTTAGTCTGGACCGGCAACGCTAATGGTACGTTCACCTGGCACTGTATGTTCACATCTACGGCTTGCCCTGGCCCATACCTCAAAGGCAAGACAGCCTGGGCAGTAGACCAGGTTAACCAGCGTCTTGCCGATTCTGACAAGCCAGACCTAACCTGGACTAAGCTCGACAAAGCGGAAACCTGGATTACCAACCTCCAGCCTACTAATCTCTGGGACTTCAACCACCGCACTATGAATGCTTGCAAGAGCGTTAAACAGTACAAGGCTGGTGAAGAGATTGTTATCTATGGCAAGGTGTTCAATAAACAGCTTAATGCAACCTATTTGCTGACTGAGTACTCTTACACTAAGGGCATCACAAATGGCTTCAACGAGTGGGATATGGTGAAGAAGGTTGAGCCAGAACCAGAACCGACTCCAGAACCTACACCTGAGCCTACCCCTGAACCAACACCAGAACCAGACCCAACTGTTGGTATTCTGCAGAAGATTATTGCGTTCATTCAGCACATTATCGACTTAATCACAGGTAAAAATAAGGAGAAATAAATGGAAGTATTTAACCTTGACCCAATCGTAGTAACTATTCTTATTGGCCTCGTCTCGGGGGTTATCGAGTGCATCAAAAGAGCCTTCGAAAAAGATTGGAAGGCAGTCGCTATTATTCTTGGTGCGGGTATTACTGGCGCTCTTGCTGGTCTGGCTCTTACTATCAGCCCCCTCATTGGTGCGGTAGTAGGTCTCGCCGCATCCGGCTTCATCACCATCGCACAAAACGTTGGAAAGGATGGTATAATCTAGTTAGGCCGTAGTATTAAAATTAAAACAGAATTGTTCTAATCGTGTACTACATTTAGTGTTTGTTAGGCCTAGAAAAAGACCCCACTCCAGGGGGTCTTTTTTTATCGGCAGGAGGTAATTGCCGATTAATCCATCTTAACATAGTCCCAACTCTTTGGAAAGAGTTGAAGGCCAGTCATCTCCTCTAGCTTCCTGCCTTTAAGAAGCCACGAGTTGTATAGAGCTCGTTTCTCGATAACCGATAGCTTCGGTGCACAGCCTTTCTTGTGCTTCTCGAATAGGTCTAGCAGCCGCTCGTTTTCCTCTGGCAAGTGCTTCTGCATCCATCTGGCATACATGAGATAGTTGCCGTTAAGGAATCCGTTGCAGCGATTGCATTGCGGGTGTACGTTAGCGGCGAGCCAGCGTGTGCAGCGGCAACCACGTGGGATGTAATGTCCGCCCTGTATAGAGTCTTTTCCAGTGATTGGTGCGACTTTCCCACAAGTTCGGCAAACGGCAACCCATTGGCCATCGCGAATAAAACATCCCTCCGCGCGCTGGACGGTCTGGACGAGCTTGTCGAGGCGGGTGCTAAGTTCTTTGTCATTTAATGTCTTCTTCTTTGATGAAGCAGCCATCGCGCGCTTCTCCTTTACGTTTATTAATTACTTTGAACGACTCCTGCAAGCAGAAGAGTGGGTCGAAGTTGAGGATGTCGGCGAGAATAATTATAGTTATTAAACTGTCGCCGATACTATCCTGCATCTCCTCCGAAGTGTATTGGCTGCGGCAGATTTCGTGTGCCATTTCGCCAACCTCTTCAAGTACCTTACATAGTTGTTTGTCTGGATTCGTGATACCTTTATCTCTACCCCAGTCTATAACCTGTTTTACTAGGTCGTCAGAGATTGTTCTCGGCGCCAGCTGGTCGCATATCTCCGCGGCTAGGCTTAGGCTCCTCGTTCTTTTCCATTCTTTTAGTTTTTCTTCTAGCATCTTTGACTCCTATATATTCTCTAAATTTCTTCATCGCTTCTTCATCCTGAAGATTAAATGATAGTCTACCTCTACTCATATTACCTCAAAAAAACCGCCCTTTAGAGCAAACCACAGACGTGGCGGGGCGGTTCATACATTTATTTTAACACCTTTCTTTCCGAGAAGTAAGTCAGGAACTCGGACCAGCTCTTTAATCCGAATGGGATTGGGCCGCCCACCACAATCCTGTAAGTCTTTCCTGCCTGATACTTATCGATATCTTGCAAGCAAATGAAGTAGCGAGCTACTGGCTGTTTTAAGCGGTGGTAGCTGGCGCCCTTCGCATTCCTTTTGCAGACAGCCCGGTTAGGTTTGCTAACCGAGCCGCCAATAGCACCAGCCTTCACCTTATCAAAATGATAAGCATCCTTGCCTTTCGTTATTCTAAGGTATTGGTCATAGTGCGCTATCATATTCCCACCTTAAAATGGCACAGGGTCAGCGCCATCAGCCTCGTCGCCTAGGTCTTCCATTAACTCAGCGAGGTCGGCATCGTTATTGGAGGCAGAGCCCTTAGTAACTACGATGGCAGAAGCCGAGACTGCGACGCCGCCGCCAAACTTCTTGTATTCGTAAGCCTTAGCAATGAGGTTGATAGTTGCACCATAGCCGAGGTCAGCCTGGCCGAGACCATTGAGACCTGCAAACTGAGTGTGCTCATTAAATTTGATAGACAACTGTTCAGTGGTAACGCCGGTTTCTTCGTTCGTGTACTCCTTAATGTTGGCTTTACCCTTGTTTGGGTCGCCATTCTTACCGACGTTATTAGCTTTGTAGAAATCCTCTACAATCTTTTTGCTCTCTGGGTCGAGGGCGATAGTGATGGAAGTGCCGAAATCTTTAGCCTTCTCATCTTCTGGACCAGTGTAGAATACTACCTTGGCTCCGTTTAACTTTAGTTTTGCTGGGTCTGAATTGTTCATAATTCTTTCCTTTCTTTTAATTATTTTCTTTTAACCCCCCAGCCTCCCCTCCATATAGAAGAAGAGAAGCGAGGTTAAATTTCTAGGTTGCCGGCGAATCCTTCCTTGTCTACGTTGCGAAGGAACGTCTGCGCCAACATCACACGCTGCTTACAGATGTCGAGCATCCTGTTGCAGAGGTCGAGGTAGGCGTATTCCTCAGAGAGTTCGTTCTTCAGCAGGGCTTTGAGGTGGTCATCCTTAGGGGTGACGAGGTCTTTAGCCTGGATATGCTTGAGCGTAATCTCTGCTTCCTTCTTTTTAACGTACTGTGCGAGTGCTCGGGCGGTGAGGGCGAGAGCCATACTGTTGCTGCTGGCTACCGCCGCCATATGCTTTACCCTTTCTACAGACTGAGGTGTCGGGTCGACCGGCATCGTCTCTTCCATATCAGGATAAATCTTTTCGAGCCGCTCCTTTAATTGCTTGATAACTTTTTCGGTTTCCATACCTGCTCCAAGTAAGGTTTAATATCGATGATAGGAACATCGACCTTCTCCCAATGTTCCCCATTCAGCCATCCAATAACTAGCTTATTCACCTTATTATTGGTTTGCTCGAGGATGTACTTGTAGAAGTTGAGCTGTAGGGTGTAGAGCGAGAGGCGGTCGTTCGGGAAATCTTTGCCGAGCGTGTGCTGAATCTTCTGGTGGATGTCACCAGTCTTCCAGTCGTAAAGAGTGAATCCTAACCCTAGCTTGTTGTCCGCCGCTAGACAATCTACCACGCCGCAAAGTTGGTGCGTATCGTCCTGTATAAAGCGCTCCGCAATCATAGTAACTTTGGACTCATCGGCAAAAGTGTACGCCCAGTCATCTACGATACCTTTTAGGTATTCATTTGTCGGCATCTCCCCGTGTTTAAGGTAGGTCTCGATACATTTGTGAATGAGCGTTCCGTAATCTAAACTGATTTGCCCCTTAGCGTCCCATCCGGCAAGCACGTCTTTCATCTCTACCCCATTCTTATCTGCTACCTTAGAAGCGATAGTTTCACGAGGAAACTCCTTCTCGAACATATGAGCGAAGGTCGAGCCAGAAAGGTAGGGGAGGCCGTTCTTACTATAAGTGTGGTCTTCTTTGTTGAATAATACCCCGTCGCCTAATACTTCGCCTGAGGCCACAGGAGCCCCTGTGAGAGGTTTTTCTGCGCCAGACAATCTCTCTACCAACTTTGTATTTCCGACGCTTTCTGCGACCTGCAAAGCGGTTGTCCTTATATCATCCCAGTCCTCACCAGTAATCACCGGACGGCAGTCGCAATACTGGATACCAGTAATTGGGATTGTGAACTGTACTTCTTTAATCATCTACTCTCCTTATTCTATCTAGTGGCAAACAAATCATTTCGATTGAGGCGCCGGCCTTCGTCAACATCTTCTCGTGTTTAGACTCGCAAATTGTCGAGTGGTCTGCCGTATAGGTGCCTTGGTATTCGCCTTTAGTAATTTTAAATATCAGTGGCTCTTTAATCTTGCTTGCTGCGACCAGCACTACACGGTCACGATATCTTGGGTGCCAGATTTCAATCATCTTCTTCCTCCAATCTGCTTAAAATTTCTTCCCTGATTCCATCGAGAATTGGCTCAGCGTCTTCCGCCGTAACACCTAGTTCATCTAAAACATTGAACGTGATTCCGCCGCCAATCTCACACGTCTCTAAGGACGGGTAGTTGCCGTGTTTTATTTCTTTCATAGTCGCACGATATAGAACCTTAATGAGTTCTTCCATCGTGAAGTAGTAAATATTTTTCATCCTGCTAACTCCGTCATTAACTTTAATACTGCTACGAATACTGAAAACCCAAGCACTGCGAACACGAGCAGAGCGAGAATTAGCCCGCCGAGCTCAATCCAGTCGCCGAGCTTGAACCCCCTGTCCTCGGTATCAGTTAGTTTTAATTTATTGTGTTTCATCCTATATGCTCCTTTTGCTGAAACTTTATAACCTGATTGTAGCAAATCATAAAGCACTTGTCAAGACTTTTTGCTATCAAAAAACCGCCGCTTCGAGCAGCTGGGAAGTATGCTCGAAGTTCTCGGCGGCTCAGGATGAGACCTGGTATTTATATTATAGCATTACCCTCTGATGTTGTCCCAACAGTTTCTAAGGAGGTTGTCGATGACGCTGTGGGTCAAGTCTTTAACGGCTTTGGCCTGATTTGTGTTGACGATGGCCGCATCTATAATACGGTCAAAGTCTTTAGCGACCCCTCGGAGTGTGAGTTCGTCGAGAACAAAACGAGTCTCGGCCGGGACGTCACCATACTCTCCTTCTTTTTCGAGCTCGCAATGAGACACACCGTTAATGTTGTAGAAACTTTCGACGCCGTTCTCCTTCAAGAGTTCGGTGATGTCGATTTGTTTTGCTTCTGGGAGCCCGATATTCGGGTTCTTCTCCAGCGGCTTAAAGATTGTTACGTTTAGAAAAGTTTTAGCAGTAGACTGGTTAGGACTTTTCATAAAACTCCTTTCGATTAAATTGTTAATGTAATTCCATTATAACAAAAAATCACTCCTGGCGGAGCCAAAAGTGATAATTTGACCAGTATTTGCACTCTCATTATAGCACAAAAAAACCACCGTATCAAGTGTCTTTCGACACCACTCGATATGCTCGGCGGTTTTGTCATGACTGGAGTCATGAGCGATTGTCCAAAATTATTATACTACAAAAAAGCAAGGCCTTGGCTCCGCTATGCAGCAGTGCTGTACCTTGCTTTTTCTCCGTTTTGACTGTCTCATCAAATTGGAAAAGCCGGATGTGTATTAATGGGCAGGTATTAACTGCTCGCCGGCTTCTGATTTGAGTCTATCATATCCAATTCTTTTTGCAAGCGGGCGCCCTCCCCACATCGCTCGGTGCTTCATCTGATAGGCTGGGTGTTGGTAATCAATTATCACAGGCAAGCCATTCCTTTCTTAATTCAACTTTCTCTTCTTCAGTAGCGAATACAGCGAGTGCTTCAATTCGCTCCCTTCCTTCTAATTCTACAGCACCAGCCAGGGGGTCTTCGGCCTCCGCCTTTAACTCCTTGAGGTCTTCCTCATTGCGCTCGACTAAAGTCTGGAGACGCTCGGTCGCGCCCTCCCAGTTGATGATATCCTTAATCTCACGGTCTCGAATCTGGCGTGAGCCAGGGGAGTTCTCGATTACCTTATCAACATACTCTTCAACCAATTCTGGCGGGCAGCCAGCATCCTGGAGCGCCTTCACATCACGGATGATACTATCGTGGCGCATAGACTCTGGGTAACTAGGGATGTCCGGGAGCTTAAAGTTAGGGTTAATTGGTTTGCGCTGGGTGCGGCCCTTATATTCCTTCTTGTACGAAGCGAAGTCTCCGAACTTGGTGCCAGCCACGACGTGGAGTGGGGCGATTGGCAGGTCGCGAATAATCGTGCGGTCTCTCCCGTTCGGCGCCACCCATCCAGTATGGACTTTAATCTCGATAGGTAAGCCATGGTCTCTGCGGTCGTTACGAACCCGAGGTAGGGCGTCGGCGAAGGTCCAATAGTAGAGGTGGAGCCCGCCGCTCTTAGTCCTTACGGTTAAGGTAGGTGGCAGGTTCCAAGTCTTGAGCTCAGCGATTGCCTCTTTGAATCTGTCGCCATCGTGATTATCGATATCGAGAACAAAGAATCCTACTTCCATACAACCCTTGCGGTACTTGGCGTAGAGTGGTGGGATAACGTACCAGTCAGTACAGTTCGGGTAGAAGTCTTCCCGCTCCTGCCAGCTGACCCAGTTCTTCTGGTCGCTCCACTTAATGCCGTGGCCATCGTAGTTTGGAATCTTCCCCCACACCACACCGGTGTCTTGGATAGGGACAACCATGAAATCTTCTTTAGCGAAGTTATCCATTCATAGCCTCCTTCAAATCATCAAGGCTGTCATTAATCTGCCCCGCCCAAACTGTTCTTCCGTCCAGTTGTTTCTTATTCAGAGCATCCTCGGCTGTTGACGTAGTAAAGGTCGGGATAAACATATTCAATCCCTTACCATCTGCGCGCTGATAGAAGTCGATAATCATTGGGTGATGGTCATGGTCGAAGGTGTGGCGGGAGAAGTATAGCTCGGCCGACACACGTCGGTATCTCTCACCTGTGCCGGAGTAATCGTCCTTCTCTCTCCGTAGCTCAATCACCTTAGTCGCTGCCTTAGTTAATGTGGATGAGCCACCCACTGCAGCGGAGCGATGAGAGGCGTTCGGGCCCGAGCTATCCTTAGTGTTGTGCTGAACCAGGATGATGGTCGAGTTGGTATCCTCGCCGAAAGCTGCTAGGTCCTGCATAAACCTAGCCTGGCGACTCCACTCGTTCTCGTATGGGTCCCTCGTAGAGAAGTCAAAAGCGTAGCCGAGTGGGTCGATAAAGAATAGATTGACGCCCTTAGTGGCATTAAGGTAGCGCATCCATTTGAGGATATCTCCGAGGGTGTAGTTGGAGCGGCGCATCTTCTTGCTCATAGCAAACACGCACTTCTCCATCTTAGGCACTAGCTCATCGAAGTTCTCGTACGGATAGTAGCACTTGCGTAAGCGGTTCATAGCCTCGGCCAACGAACCTTCGAGGATGACCCAGCCCTGCGGTATCTCGCGTTTCACTGCGTCCATCATAAACAATAGTGCGAGCGTGGATTTGTAGGTCTTCGGCTGAGAGTGGATAAGTACAATCTCGAAGTCACCATCCTTCCCGAACCCGCCACCCAAATACTTGTCGAGTTGAGGAACCCCAGTAGAATAGACATTCGTGGTGCCGGTCGATTCCCAGTTCTCGATATTATGTTTCTGCGCCTCAATTACGGAATCATATTCGTCGAAGCCAGCAGGTAGTTGTCGTTCGTTCTTCTCCATACCTAGCCCTGGAACGCAGTCCCACCATTATACTGATTCACCGAGCCACCAATCTTAGGGCGCACATCGAACTTCTTAATGCGATTGAATGACATCCGCTCACTCTCGCCAGTGTCTTTGAGTTCGAGCATAACACTGGTGCTCTCATCTTTCCGCCACTTCCGAACTGCCTTGTTCCAATCCCTTGGCGAGACTTGGTGTTTAATAGCGATGCACTTACCACTATCGTCCGAGTCGTAGATAGTAATCTCAACGAATGGTGTAGTAACAGCAGCGAGAGGAATATCCTCACCCCCCTCTGTATTTGATGATGTATTTGCTTTTATATAGAAATCACTCTCATCGTGATTACCTGAATCCACTTTTGGATTGGATTCTGAAATCACACGCCACCATGTGGTAGGAGTTAATGTTCCTGGTCTATACGATACCTTCTTCTCGATAAGGCCTGCGTCTTCTAACTCCTTCGCAATCTTCCCAATCGTGTTAGGGTGCACAAGAATCCACTCGGCAATCGCCCCCTGGTCGCACCAGAAGAATCCGTCCTCAAGTTTACCCTGTGCCTCCCAGTAATGTTGTTTTCGTTTTAGCTCTTGGTAGAGGAGAGCGGCGGTCACCCCATACTTCATCGCCATCTCTCTACTGAAGCCTAATACTGTACCTTCCATAAAAGAAAGCTCCTTTCTCAAGGAGCCCGACGTCATCGTCTAAACCAAAACTACATTCATTGTAGCACAGTTTATTGTTGCGTGCAACAAAATGACTTCAAGTTCCTTGAAATTAAATTTGTTATTAGCAACGCCGATTACGTGGTATCGCGTTTTGGTTTGCGATGACGCTGCATAACTCTATTGTAGCATAAAAAAATTCCCGTCCAGCAGGAATTTTTTTATTAAGCATCCGTACTAAGAATCGTACGGTCAAGCAAGTACACATTGTAGTGCCAAAGATATCTATAATCCAGAATCTTGTAAAGCCTGGACCAAGTCCTACTAAGTGGAGGTAATACCAAATAAAACAAAGGTCCAATTTATCGCTGATTGAAGAGCGAGGCTGGACCTATGTTTTTATTTTACCACAATCAGAATGATTCTGTTGGCAACTCCCACTCCTTCTTAAATTCCCAGTAGCCCTTCATACATTTGCCGGACACCTTCCCACCGTAGACCGAAAAAAGAACCGAACCAAGATAGTTCGGTCCATCCTCGAACACAAGAAACTGCCCAGTGTAGCGGCCACCCTTTAGCAATGGCTCGTACTCAAACTCTGAGTCTTCGCCGCGCCAAACACCTTTCCGATATGCTTTCATTTAGTAACCTCCTTAATTAGTTTCTCAATTAATTTGTACTGCACTAAAGCTGGGTCGTCATTGTCCACCACTTTCGTCCAATACAAACAAGTTTTAGCTTCAGGCCCGTGCCCACACAGTCCTAGTATGCACTCGAGGGTCTTTTTATTTTGCGCTGTGAGGCCCCTAGAAGGCTCTCTGGCGCGTTTTTTCTTTGAAGTTGATTGTGTACCCATCCTCCTCCTTAAAGTTAATGTCGTAAAATGTTGGCCCACCCCGTCCTACTTTCAATATAGCATAAGTGCTCTTCGGCTACCCATCTTCTCCGTCGGTTATAAACATCCCGTTTCGCCTACTCCTGCCTATTAAGCTTAGCGATTGATTATTAATCTCCCACACTCTGCGTTCATATAGCGCGCGCAGCATAGCCTTTTCCTTATCTGTAAATTTATCCCCGAAGGTATTTAATGTATGTTCATAATAATCGGCCGCAGCCTTTTCTGTTTTACAGCGGAGAAAGCCGCGTCTTGTGTTGCCGATATTTAGTGGTATCCTTGGCGAGCTCATTCGTCCTCCAATCTCCTTAATACTTCGCCATAATCTCTAGCGATTAGCTTGGCGGCTTTGTCGGCCACCGCCTTCTCTTCTTCACTTAACTCTATCTTTTCTTCTGGCGGTGTTGTATTAGCCTCATACTTAGTTTTAATCCAGCCATGGCTCTTGCATAACTCGGCATACTCCCATGGCTGGCAAGTTAGTAGCAAGCCTGTGTTTGGGTCTATGACCATCATTCTTCCTCCTCTCCGCAGAGTTCGGCGATGGTGTAATGTTTATAATTTTCTAGTTCAGCTATAACGATATATAAGTCAATTGAAATTGTATGATACATCAATCTTATGCCGAAATCTTCCTTGAAATAGGTTACTTCTTCTATCCCATTAAAATCCGCCCACGCTCTAACTGCCTTGCGAGCTTTCTCGTTTTTGATAATCGGCTCTTTTATACCATCATATTTGTTGAGCCATGCTTTGCGCTCTGCCTCATATTCACCATCCTCGTAGCTAAATTCGCTCGAAATGACAGCTTGGTATTCGTCTAGCAATTTCTCAAACACTTTGCGTTTTTCGTCTGCGTTCATTCTTCCTCCTCGATAACAACCTCATTATCAGATTGTGATTCGCCACCGATTTTAAGTATATTACTACCAAATTCGTGTATACCGTCTTTGAGTTTTTCATAGTGGTCGAACTTGTAAGTATTTTCTCCTGTCTTTTTCCAGACTGCCTTCACTTTAGCGTTAGTTATCATTCTTTCTCCTCTCGGTGACTATATTCTTTAACCATAACCTTCCTGTCTCCGGCCCTACACCACATCCCCGCTCTGCTTGAGCTGCAATAGTCAGCACTCCCTGCATTGCCGTCTAAATCTACATAGGTGTAATCATTAGGAGTTCTGTAGTCAGTAAATTCGGCGACAAGAAGTAAGACTAGGAGAACTATGCCTCCTATAAAAACGACTATGGCTGCATAATAGGAAAAATCTTCAAACGAGTATTTCATTCTTCCTCCTCTTCTATATCTTCGAATCTCGACGCAATCTGCTTGATTGAGCTAATGTCGATAGGCTTACCGTACTCTTTTGCTCTCGGCTTCCATACCCGAATAATGACAGAGACATAAACCTCTTTGTTCAGGAGCTTATCTCTTACTCTCATTCTTCCTCCTCTCTATAAGATTCATAAGCTATTTCAAAATTGTTCTCATGGTTTATCTTGTGAGTTGGCTTAACGAATTTAGGCTCCAAATATTTAATATCTTCTTTAGATAGTTCATTTGTGCACCAGCAATGTTCTTCAAGAAATTCATTGAATGCATCCAGAAATGCATCTGGCTCTTCTGGCGCAGTTATTCTGCGGTCTTTTTGATAAAAACAGTTAGATGTATAGTATGGTCCGCCGAACCCTTTACCCAAAAAGAAACCTTTGCCACACGTTCTGCATCTTAAATACATTCTATTATTTGCCATCATCTTCCTCCTCAACTAAGGTCGACTTAATATTGTTGGGGCCAAAACACCTCTGAGTCTGGCCAGGTTGCATCTTCTCGTAAAGCTTCATCCCAAGTTTCTTACCACAGCAAGGGCACTTTGTCGTTAACAGTATCTCTGCATATTCGTCTAAGTTTACTTTCATTTCTTCCCCCTGCAATATGGGCACTTGCATTTTTTATCAAGCGCTTCCATTCGCTTTAACTGTTCCTCGGGCATATCATACGAATCGCTGATAGTTTGTCTGACGAAGACTTTATTCGCCTTTCCATCACTGGTGATATAGTCTGCTATCATTAGTTGCAGCCCGACCAGACTACTATTGATGTCGTATAACAAATGGGTGTTGAGTTCTTCTCTAGTCATTTTCTCACTCCTACTTCTGTTTAGCCAGCCACTTAGCCTGTGATTCTCTAATGCGTTTTGTCTTACACTTCGAGCAATACTTAGCTAGTTTACTCTTCGCCTGGAAGTATGTGCCGCAATCTTTACAGTAAACAACTACGGTTTTAGACTTGCTGCCGGCTTTGCGGCCAGGTTTTTTAGCCGGAGCTGGAGTGTCGATAGTAAGTTTGTATGCTTCCTCTAGGTCAGAGTACGCTTTCTTGAGGCGACTGTTCTCAGCTTCGAGCTTAATGTTCTCAGCTTTGAGCTCAACAATCTCGTCTTCGAGATTCATATTATTCTGTGCTTCGAGGCGATTATACTCATCAATCTCATTCTGCAAATCAGCGTGCTCGCTCTTCTTCTCAGATTCTTCCTGGAGTTCGAATACTTTTTTCTCGAGCCAGTTAATGTGGTTCTTCAACCCGCTCACAATCTTATCGTTAGCGAGGTTAATGTCTTTAATTAAATCTTGATAATACTTTTTGATATCTTTCATATCCGTCCTTTCCGTTAATTATTGGCGCCAGCCACCACTCTGAAAGAGAGTATCTCTTAATTAAAAGTGGAGGAATGGTGGCTGACTAATTGTTGGTGGTGTGGAGAACATCACTAACTCCACGCCCAGTAGCCTTTATAAAAGTTTTTGCGGCCGGCTACCGTACTATGGCTGCGTTTGTGACACTTAGCTCTCAGCTCAAAGAGAGGTAACAGAGAGAGCACCATCGTACCTACTCGCAATCTACTTCAACTCTGACTTTGTAAGGGGCGTGCATAAAACGATAGCACTTGCCTTCGTCCTTAATCGTCTCTAACTTATCTTCTGGCTTGGTAGTATCTTTGAATCTCGGTTCGGTAGTTGTACCTGTGCGCATGCCAGCAACTAGGATGCTGATAAGCACAATCACTAGCGCCGCGCCAGCCAACCAGCCGATGACAATCCAGTCAAAGTTATCTTTCTTTTTCACTAGCAAAACCTCCTTTGCATTTCACTTATATTAATACGATTAAGAGCTTTGTCCGATATCGACCCGTACGTTCCGTACACGACGCCGCCCTTTACTTTCACGTCTTCGATTCGTCCGTATAATTTCAGCATACCACCCATATCAATACAACGACAGACTTTTTCTGGATTGTCTGGGTCTTTTCTTCCGCCACGCATAACGAACTGGCTCCAAATACGCAATGATTTAGATGGTCTAGCAAATATTACACAATCAAGCGCCGGCAAATCAAAGCCAACATTCAATACTAGCACCTGCACAATGACTTTAATCTCGCCACTCTTGAACTTATTGATAATCTTCGTGCGCTCTGTCTTCGTCATCTTGCTATGGACTGTTGCCCCGCCGCACATACCTGCAATCGCTTCGGCTTCTTCAATATTCGGAACCGCCACCAACACACGCTTGCACTTCCAAACATTCAATGCTCCATTAATACACTCACACACGCGCTGTCGGTTTGTTACACCATAATCCGCCAACGAATCCTCGGTGTAATCAAGACCTGTGCTGTTCTCTCTCAACATATGACGGTCTGTATCGGCAATACTGTATTGAATCGGTGCCACCCTATCCAGTTCGAGTAGTTCCTTATAGCTAATGCCGTGCACAATCTTGCCCCAAAACTTAAAGTCATCTAGGGATTTGATGTATGTCGATTGAATCACATCCCCATTCCTCAACCTCGAATACTTCTGGGTCGTGCGGAATGGCGTGCCGGTCAATCCGACAATCGGCTTGCGAACCTGGCGAAAGAACTTCATATACATAGAGTCCTTGTTATCAATCGGCACGGCGTCCACCTCGTCCACAATCAAGAGGTCGAACTCCTGACAATACTGGGGGACTTTACGAATCGAACCAATCGTTGCGACGGTGATGTCAGAGATAATCTTCTCGCCACAGCTAGCGGAATAGATTGAACAATCCGCCCCGACCGCACGAATCTTCTCGGCGTCCTGCTCGACAAGCTCCTTGCTCATACATAGGACAAGGCACTTACCGACACGCTTACTAAGCTCCGCAATCATCCAGCTCTTGCCACTAGCCTGGAAAGAATCCACCACGAACGGACGGGTATAGTGTTGTAATTCTGACAACACATCATTCACGATTCGCTCCTGATAGTCGAACAATTTATAACTCATTATGTTTTTCCTGTAATTCTTTTAACTTCTGCATTTTAATTTTGCGGCGGTGGTTTCTCTGCCACTCACGCTGTTTATCTTTGCGCTCGTCCATTTCACGCTCACGATAGATGTCCATATCAATACCTGTGCGCTCCTTGTATGCTTTGCGGCGCCCCTCACTAATCTTCTCGCCACGTTGCAATAACATATAATCACGCTCGATTTCAATCTGCTTCAAGAGGTCAAGCCACAATGGGATTTCCTCGTCGTCTAGGTAGGCGACACAACGTTGTGCCTCGACTAGAAGCAAGCGCCGCACCATCTCGCTTTTATTCTCGCCCAAGATATCAGTCATCAGAGACATCATCTGATATTCTTTTTCAGTAATCTTAATCTGAATCTGACGGGCGTTATAATTAACTTCTTGTTCCATACTTCTTGTTGTAATACTCCGCTAACTTACCATAATGTTCAAGCATACGTTTGTCGTGGTCGGTCTGCTTGTTCTCTCTGCGGACTGCAAAGATACGGTCGCCACGACGCTCCAATGTAATCTCGTCGCCCTTCAACTCCCAATGATTCTTGAAAGCGTGCAACAATCTCATAGTATCTGTGGGCTTGAACTCATACTCCCACACTTGCTCTACGTCAATCTTCATTTTGCCTTTCCTCTTTTACTTTTCTTACCGCCTTTTGCGCCAGCAATCTTTGCTAGCTCTGGGTTAGCGGCGAACCCCCCTGTGTGTCCATTAATTCCACCTTTATGACCAATCTTTCTATAAAAATCTGGGTCTCTTGCTAGGTTTTTGTCGCGAGCCTTAACCCCGCCAGTGTGATTACCTGCCATAAATCCTCCTTTACTTAATTAGTGGGCAAGCGAAAGCATTAACACCTTTGCCAGTGAAAGCTACTAACTTCTGCCCCATTTTATTTTCTGTGATTGTCATAAGCATATCGCCGAACGGCGCAAGCTTCTTAAATGTCTCTGGTCGAATCGGCACTGGGTCAGCTGTCGGTTCAGCATTGCTCCATAGCTCCCAGAGTTTTTTCCAGGCTGGATGATTCTCCCCGCCGTCGTTCTTGAATGTAAGTTGAATGTCGCGCGCGCCCAAACTCTTGTAGTCCTCTTTGAGTTGCTCACCGCTCACCCACACACCACCTTCATTAACGATTGGTCGAAGCCCGTCGTACTGGTTCATCTCCAACCTGACTACCACATAGCCGTCGGTGAAGTAAATGTACTGGCGCTCAATCGCGCACCCATACAACCCAGGTCGGTCGCTCACATCTTTGATTACATCTAAGATAGCCTTAATTAATTTCTTTTCCATACTTACTCCTTTGGTAATGTTGAATTGTTATATGATTCACGTTGCATTTGTGCTTCCGCTTGGTCATACGCATATTGTTTGATAATCTCACTCTCGGTATCAGCGTAATAATCCGCCAACAAATCCCCGACAGCGTTAGTGATACGGTCATACTGCGCATCATCCATATCAAAGTGTTGCTCTTCGATAAATCCGTCCGTCAATTCCATTGCGGCTTTGTCGCACAACTCCGTAAAGTTCTCGAAGTAAATCTCTTTATGTCCCTCGTCGTCGTAGCCACAGCCGAACTCTGCGCGCTCTTCGAACCACTCGTACGCGCCTTTCCACTCCCTACCTTTCTTAAATATCTCATCAATAGCTCGGCGCTCGTCTGACTTCTGAACCGAGTCAAAGAACTCTCTATTGTATGTAGGTTTGAGGTCGTCGATACCCTCGACTTCCGCCACCAAATCCATTGTCTTACTCATATGTTTGCTCCTTTCTGAGTAATGTTATACTCTTATATTATTACACTTGACTATTAAAGTCAATACTTATTTATCACGTTCAACTGTAATCTTAATGTCGCCGTGTTCAGTGTGATGAATCGACCCGTCCTCTCCGTAATCTATCTCCCAGAATATGCTGTCGTTAATGTTAAAGTTGTCGTCCATGCTATCGAACGCGCGCTCAAAATCCTCTTCGCTCCCGTCGAACTCTAATACTACTTTCATACTAGCTCCATTTTACTTGCTTAACTATTTCGTCGTAAGTCTTCTCGACTTTCTTTGCCTTAGCCTTGTCTTGCCAATCGCCATTACGCAAGTAATCAATGTACTGAATCATTGCGTCTTCAACGTGGTCAATTTGGCTTAGCTTTAACGTCAATGTAATCTCCATATCTACTCCTTTTCTTTTGCTTTATCTAGCTCGTCAAGTATCTCGTTTAGCTCGACGCAAGTCGAATCAATCTCTAACTCACGAGATAGATAGTTGTAGATTTTGTCGAACAAATCTTTACTAATCTCTTTCATACTTCCTCTCCTTATAGTTCAATCATGTCTCCGTTTTCGTCATAAACATTGTGCCCTGCGAACTCCAAGCGGTACCACTCCTCGCCTTGCTGTCCGCAATCCTTACACTTGTATGGGTAGTAGCACATACTGTCAGTGTATTGAATTGCTTGATAATCTAGGTTCAAGCCGTGGCACTTTGGGCAACGCCCCTGTTCGTTTGTATAATCTTCTTTGTTCATTTTTACTCCTTTACTTCTTCGAATCCAATCTGCCATATATCTGCGATATACTCAATTAACTTTTCCTCTTCGCCCATTTTGATTTTGTGATTCCAATAGGCAATAAACTTTTTGCGCTCGGCGCTGTCCTCAAAACTATCGTCGCTGTCGCGCCAACCAATCGCGCGCTCCAACCACCCCTCTGCCGTATCGACTGTGTCAATACACCAACCAGTGCCCTGATAGTCTTCTACGCATTTATACTTTTTCATATCTGCTCCTTAATACTTCTTCAAAAACTTGGTGTAGTACCAGCCGCATTCTTTGTGGTGCTTGTTGCTGTCTTCTTCCATTTTCCTAAGCTCGTCAAGAATCCACGTCAATTTTTTATGAATCTCATAGGCGTCTTGGAAGTTGAAAATCTGCTTCTTTGGTTTAGCCCAGTTATCGATAACCTCGATAACCTCGCCCCATGTCGAGCCACTCTCGTAAGAGAAGTCGCCCCAATCCATACCAGAGATAGCCTCTAAATACGGCTTGCCGTCGTGCTCTACAACCTTGCATACATCAATGCTGATAGTCTTGCGGTCGTTATAGCGGCTGTCGCCCATAGTGATTCGCCAACCATACCCGTTGCCTAAATCTCTCTCTTCCGAGTGCCATTCGTTATACTCGGTCTTATGCTTGGTCAAGATTGCTTTTGTCGCTTTCTTGTCTAGCTTGTTTTTTGTAGCTTCGCGCAACCACGCCAACGCCTTATAATAGACATCTACGCACTCGTTGCGCTTGCCAATCTCTTCTGCTACGTCCTTAATATCTCGGACGTTTGTAAATCTATCGTCAATCTCAATCATAATTACTCTCCTTTCTTACTCCTCTTCGATTACTCCGTCTTCGACAGCCATTACGCTTTCGAATCCTGCTTTCTGTAGCTTCCGCGCCACGTCCCGATAGCAACGCCAGTATGAATACTCCCCCGCCTGCACGTCGTCGTCGTTGCTTTCGTTTCTCAATGCCCCGAGAATAATCCCTGCCTGGCGCTCGGTCAAATTTATCTTGATAGTCATTTGTTTGCTCCTTTCTGACTTATCTTATACTTCTATCTTAGCACACTTGACCGTTAAAGTCAATACTATAATAATCAATACCTGTCCAGACTCCTTTCACGTGAAATCTTTTCCGTTTTGCCGTCGCCAAAGATTAGCTCTTGACAACTCGGACAATAACCACTCTTTAAGAACTCCCGCTCCACCCTGTTCAGCTCGGGAAATTGCTCCTGTATCGTGCCGTACCCGTGGCGGTAGTCATATAACTTTTCGTACTGCTCCGCCGACAACTCCATAGCGTGCCACTTATTGCACATCGGGCATTTAATAGCTTCTCTCTCCATATTACTCCTCGATTAGTTTAAAGTCCTCGTCGTATAACTCGACGCCTAGCATATTGGCGATATCGTGCCACGCCCACTCTTGCCCGTCTGCAAAATATACCTCTTTCGTGAAGGCGCGCGGGTGCCTGTTGCGCTGATTATGCCAGTATTGCGACGCGTCTAGCGCTTGCTTGTATGCCTCGCGTATCTTTTTAACTGTTGCCTCGTCCATAACTACCCCGCTATCCCTAACTTATCGCATAACAACTTATCTCTAAGCATTGCTAGCATGATATCTTTTTGCTTGCCTAAGTGGCTCGCGCGCTTGAACCCGTATTGAGTATAAGCATTCAACTTATATTGCGTGTCGTCTATAATAACTGGCGTGCATCTGCCCGTCTCTATTAGCTCCAACTCTATCTTTTTGCCGTCGTCGCGCTCGAACAACGCCGTTATTTTTGGCACTTGCTTATTCCAGTTTTCAAACTCATTGCCTAAGCCCGTGCCGCGCTCATAACTTACTAGTCTCATAATTACTACTCCTTGCTTGCTTCTACTATTAGATTGATAACTGCTAGTTCTAAAACTAGCAAGCCTACCCAAAATATCGCCATTACATTACTCCTTAAAAATCGAATCCTATTACGTGTCCGTCCTCGTCGTACTCGACGTCCTCGAATCTTTTTGCTTTACTCATTGCTTTGCTCCTTATCTAGTTCTTTTTCCACCGCGCTCCAGAATCTATCGCTATCAAAATTGATATTTTGCTCACGTAGAAGCGCGTTGATGTTCCACTTCTCATCTTCTGGCGCGCCCCCACACTTCGCTATAATTTTTGCTATCAATACAAAATGTTTTCTAGTCATTTTCCTTGCTCCTTTTCTATTTGCGGATTCCCAGCTTATACTCTGCTACAACAATAGCGTCGCTCACACTGTCGGCTTCGACGTCGCCATAATGGAAGGTGTCGTCTGTGCTATGTTCTAGCTCACTTGCTAGATTAGCTATTAGTGCTTTGCCGTATTGTGTTTTATAGCAATTTTCTGCCAATATCTGAACGTCGCAAGCTTCGCCATTTACTATTTGATATTTGAAAATATAGCTCTTTTTCATAAGCTTTTTTCCTTTCGTTTATGCTTATTATTAGCTAGTGTTTCACGTGAAATACTAGCTAGCATAAGCACAAGCTATAACCGCTACTTGAAAGCCCTCGCTAGCCCCATAAGCTAGCGCCGACAAAACTACTCGCCCGCGACTTTTAGCGCCTAACGCTATCTCGCTACCGCCTCGACTATACGTTTCTTTCGCCGTGCGTGCTTTCGCTTTCTCTAATTTTTAAAATACCTTGCCGACGATTCGAACAGAGAAGGATTCGCAAAATACCATGCCCCGTCTATCGTCCGCCGTCCGCTTCCGTATTGCGCCCGTGAAGCGTCCCCGCTTCCCCGTGTAACCGTCGTGCGCCGTCCGTCCGCTTCCCGCTTCCGTCCGTCTATAATGTTCGCCCGCCCCGTGATGTTTTAGAACCGCTCAAGAACTTTTAAGAACCCCGCGCCTCGATATTCTTATTATTGCGCCCCGTTCTTTTATCTGTTCTCTTAATGTTCTGACCTCATTATACAGGACTTGACTAAAAACGTCAATCCATGAAATGCAAAAAATGAACAAAAATGGCGAAAATTGTTCAAAATTCCGCCCTCCACCCCTGTTATTTGCCCGCCCATATAATGATAAGAATCCGCGCCCCCCCGCCCTCTCTCTATTCAATCCCTCTATATACCGCCTCGACGATAGAGGATAAGAAGCCCGCCCCGCCCTCTTATCACCCCTTAAGAATCCGCCCCGCCATTATTATGGTCGCCAATCCACCGCCACCGCCCGCAATCAATAACAAGCGCCACGGAGAGCCCCCCACCCCTGTTAAATATAATGAAATGAGCGAACGAAGTGAGTGAATGGATGTGAGGATACTACTCCTCACGAGTTTTTTTGTGGATTCCAATAAGTTTTTGGAACACGCGATGTTCCAAATTATGTTCCATGATGTTCCAAACCATGTTCCATACGTGGTATAATATGTTCCATAAAGGAGAAACAATGGAACAAGACCAATACGTTAAAGTTAACATCAAAGAGTCTGTCCGTTCGCAACTAAAGGAGCAGGCGAAGGGCGCGGGGAAGACCCTTGCTGACTATATTGAGTGGCTTGCTAGTCAAACCAATAAGGACCAGGCCGATGCTCTTCTCGACCAACTCGATGCCCAATCAAATGACCCATATGCGCAGTATCGGAATCTCGACGATGGTGAACTGCCGGAATGTTGCCAGGGGATTTACTCAGGCCTCGCTAAGAACAGATGCGAGCACTGGGAGTGGGTGAACGGCGGATGGAAGAATAAGATTACCAATAAATACGCAAGCGATGGTGAGTATGTTAACTATATGGAGAACAGATAGATGGAAACTACTAAGGAATTAATTACTAAGGTTAAAGAGCTCGAAGAGAGATTGGTGGCGGCGGAGCGCGCGCTAGCTATTCTTACTAACACCCTTCACGTTGTGGACGCGGCCAGCCTCCTCGCCGTTTACTCCCTGATTCAGACTAATAACCTCAAGCAACCTACTTTCAAGTCTAAGCAGGATGTTATTGATTCGGGCTGCTCCGACGCAATCACTCGTATGTTGAAGACCGTTCAGGTCTATATGGCTAATGAAAAAGAGAAATCAAATGGCAAAGACAAAACTGAAGGACGCTAAGGACTACATCGCCCTGACTTTACAGGGAAAGTCCAAGAAGGATGCGGCGCTGGCTGTCCTCGGGAAGAACGACCCCCAGACCATTAGGACTATGGAAAGTTCTGAGGCCTACTCGATTCTCTACAATACGATGGCGAATAACCACAAGCTAGCCCTAGCCGTCGAGCTTCAGAACATCCAGAAGGAATCCCTCAAGGCTCAGAGCAAACTCCTCAAAACAGGCAACGACCTCATAGACCAGGCGGAGACCATCGATGATAAGATTAAAGCCTCGGAGAACCAACGCCGTAATCTTGAGTCTACGATTGTTGATAAGGCTGAGGATTGGGCTGGCCCCGACAGGAATAAGGCCGCCGGTGATATATTAGATGGGGTAATCATTCCATAAGGAGGAATATGTATATGTTTACAACACCAGGCTTTGAAGAGAAAGACGGGCACATCACTATGCTCGCTCCGACCTATATGCATTGCGGCTGTGGCTCGGTCAGAGCTAGACTAGCTACGGTCCTACAATACGTTAATATTTCCGCCCGCCAACTAAACCAGATTACTCCTCAAGCCTCCACAATCGCTAAGAGATACCTAGAGCAGGAAGGTTTGTATGATGAGATTCCGCTCCTCAAGAACCACACCTTCGGAGTTCTAGTCGATAACAAATTAACTGATGGCAAGCATAGATGGGTCGACATCAATGCTGGCGCCGCCACAGAAGTCGCTAAACAATTCAAGGAGATTCTAAATGTATAATAGCTTAATTGATAACTTGAAGAAGATTCTCGAGGGCAAGGACACTGCCGATAAGAAGCTTCTGAAGATTCAGACGCTAGTTGATTTTGCCGCCGGGCTCGAGAAACAACCTCAGTGGCCTACGATGCCGAACTATCGGGATAGGGTGCCTGGCACCCCGTACCAGACAGAGCCATTCTTAAATGATGCCCCTAAGCCTACGGTGACGAAGCCAGCGGGCCCCGGAGCCATCATCGGAGTCGAGGACGTTAAGTAGTATAATAGAATAAGCAGGTAGACCGTCCCTACCTGCTTTTTTGATATAATTTATTTATACGTTGCACATTACAAAGGAGGCGTCTTATGACTATTTACGCAGAGATAAAACATCCTATAGATAGTCGTAAGCTGTACGATACTATCGGGATGAACGTAACTGATGTTGGCTCAGCCGTGCTGGTGTATGGCGAGCCTGATGACCTTCTCTTCGTCGTTTCTGTATTGAGAGAATACGGCGCGGAGCTTATCCAAATAAGGGGGTGATTATGTGGGTAGAAAAGGCAGAAGACTAAAACGAAAACGTGATAAGCATAGGAATATTCACCATCTGTTATTCCAGAGAAAACACTGGTCTAGCAGATATGCTATCGAGGTTCGCCGCCACTTCACCTACGAGATACCAATAGACATCCATAATGAATTACACAGGGAACTTCACGACATTCCTCTTCCTCCGGAGAAAGAGCTGGCCGCGATGTTTCCACTACCGTACTGCCCTGATGTTATCGAGGCGTGCGAGTGGTTGATAGCTCATTCAGATGATGGCGCGTTCAAAGCTTGTATGCGTAAGCAGCGAGACTTCCTTAAAGAAAGGCTGGAGTAATCCGGCCTTTTTTCTTGGTATAATAATAGTATAAACTTAATCCATAAGGAGGATTTTATGGACAATCAATTTGCTTACAAACCGCCAAAAGATGTGCGCCAGGTTTCCCTTGGCGAGTACCAGATTCGTAAACTCTGGGACGATTCTAAGGCGGAGTTCTATTATGTGCTTGCTCAGAAATATAAGATTGAGCGCTGCGAAATGAAAGGCGAAGGCGACGACGCCGAACCAAACTGGGACAACATCATCGAGTCTATGGAGGACTGGGGCGTAGTTCCTACCCATCGTGGTGACGAGGAATGGGCAAAGCGCGAAGCTAACCACTACAACATCGAAGTACCAGCTGACGAATACAAGGAAGACTAAATGTCGTTGGACGATATCCTCAAGGGTCGTGGTCTTCAGACCATGGCCGAGTATGAGGAGCTTATCTCAAATCGTACATTTATTTCTACTGGCTATGACGAACTAGATAACCTCATCCAGGAAGGTGGGGGCGGAATCCCGCGCAACTGCATCACCGAGGTTTATGGTATGAGCTCAGTCGGCAAGTCTCGCTTCTGCAAGAACATCGCCATCCGCCCAGACATCAAGGCTCTCTACATCGATACTGAGAACTCTCTGCCAGCAGACGAGTTTAGATTCCTTCGTGAGCACGGTGTCGATTGCATCTCCGAGAATGTCATCGAAACTATCTGGGGCATCGTCAATGATGTCCTAGACGCTAAAGACGATAGATACGATTTAATTATCGTGGATTCTCTAGCAGCCCTTGTCTCGAACGACGAGCTCGCGGCCGACAACGAGCAGACCATGTCCACTCGTCTTGCTCAGGCTAAGGCTATGACAAGCTGGATGAAGCAACTTATCCGTAAGCTCAACGGCTCCAACACAGCCTTCATCTTCGTGAATCACAAGAAGATTGCGCCAGGCCCAGTCCCTATCGTGAACACCCCAGGCGGCGCCAGCCCTAAATACTATTCCTCACTTCGTCTTGACTTCAAGGCGAACAAGAAAGACATTAAGGGCACGGTCCAGAAGCTTGAGGTGGAGATTGCTAAGTCTAGGTTCAGCTCGAAGAATACTTCAATTAAGATTCCGCTCGAACTTGATTGGCGTAAGCTCGATGTATAATTACTTTATAAAGGAGTAATTTTACAATGAAGAATGATATAAAAGAAATGCGCGGCGCGCTAACCCCTGAAGAAGTGCTACCTAATATGATGGTAGTAGAAGTCGATTCCCCTGAGCAGTATGTCGAAGAGAAGGGGTTAGACACCGCCGCCCAAATCAATCATTTGATTAAGGAAGAAACAGAGAGCATTGAAGACTATAATGAAATGCTGCGCTGTAACCTAGAGTTCCTAGCCGACAAAGATATTGATAAACTCAAGAAGATTATCTCTGACAAGAAAGCGAATATCGCTATCCTTCAGGAGATGACCACCACTTATGATGAGATTGAGGTGGACAAATCTGCCGCCCAATCGTTAAAGAAACTATTAAAAAGGAGTAAGTAATGTACCGAGGACAACAGAGTACACAACAGAAGATTGCGGCGATTTCGCAGCTTCGTATCACTACTAAGGCAGAGGCTATCGCTTTCTTGCGTGCAATCTCAAACATAGAGATTCAGATTGCTGACATCCTACAGCGTCAGGAAATCAAGGCAGTTGGCGCCGCCAACCAAACCATCAAGCCTATCGAACAGGCTAAGGAAGTTCAGACTACGCCAGTAGTTGAGGAACCAGAAGAGCCTATGTTCGAAGAGAAAGAAGAGCACACGGAAGACGAGAAGAAAACTCGCATCGCTAAACTCAAAAAGGCTACGAAGAAATAATGGCAACGGGGAGTAAGTCTAAACTGATTACTCCCCTTTACAATCACTGGGAGAAGTTCGACAAGTACGACTTTAGTTCCGTAATGTTGGACTTCACCCAGTATTGTGCTAAGGGGAAGATGATTGTCGACAAGCAGGGTCACGCCGTCCCATTCATTTTGAATGAGGCTCAACGTGAGGTTGCTCGTCTCATCTTGCCTTATATCTTTGCGAAGGTACCGGAGCCAGTCACCCTGGTAATCCATAAGTCCCGCCAGATGGGTATCTCTGTCGTGCTTGCCGCCCTTGAACAATATATCGTCTCTCGCAAGCAGAACATCAACCTGACCCACCTGTTCCCGAACGACCAGCTCGCCAACCAGTTCTTCGTTGAGAAATGGATTCCGCTAATGGAGGCGACCCACCCACAGCTAATGCCAGATATGTATGCTACGGCATCGCCTAACCCATACGTCAAGGTCCGTGACTTCCACGGTGTATCTATGGGATGCAACGTCCGTATCGGTGGTTCCGAGTCTCGCGCTGCCGGCCGTTCCCAGACCAACCAGATTGTTATCCTCGATGAGTATGCTTTCTATAACAACGTCTCGAACCTTGAGCGTGGTGTCCTTGCTACCCAGCCTAAGACTGGTATGGTGCTCACGGTTTACGTCTCGACGTCCAACGGCTCTAACCACTTCTATGATGTCGTCCGCCAATCCCAGCAGCCTGGCTCGCGCATCAAACACATCTTCCTCCCGTGGCATATGCAACACGAGTATGAGATTAAGCCAGACAAGCTCTCTCGCTTCTATGACCTTGACCACTACGAGCCGACCGAATATGATATGAAGCTCATGGATATCTTTGAGGAGCGTGGTTATCCAGAAGACGAGTGGGTCGATAAGCTTAACTTTTACGACATCACACTTGATAAGGAAGCTAAGTCCGACCAGGATTATATGTTCGAGAACTACCCGTCCGAACCAGAGGAATCCTTCCAGGCTACCGGCCGCCCAGTCCTCCCTGCTAAGGTTGTTAACTACTGGCTCGAGCACCCTCACGAATACAAGTGCCTTGACCAGTTCCTAGACCAGAAGACAAACAAGGTGGTGATGGCCGAGTGTCCTAAGAGCGCCATCCGCCAATACATCGCGCCTATCCCTGGCCACAGATACATTCTCAGCATCGACCCATCCTCTGGTTATGCTGCCGACCGCACCGCCGGTGTCGTTATCGATAAAGCTACCAATGAGGAGGTCTGCTCCTTCGTTGAATACATTGAGCAGACAGATTGCGCCGAGCTCGCAGTCAACCTCGCCACCTACTACAACAAGGCAGAGATTCTTATTGAAAGGAATATGGGTGAGACGATGATTGAGTTCATTAAGGGTTTGGGATATCCACGCCTCTGGCTCGACATTCAGGGGTCGACCCGCTCTCTCAAGTACGGCATCCGCACCACTACCCCTATGAAGAATGAAGCAATCCGCCGCCTCAAGTTCCTAATGAACCAGGGCATCTACAAACCTCACGACGAGTTCTTCCTAAGGGAGGCGCAACACTTTAACTGGACTCAGCTCCCGGGCGGTGGCTACCGCGCAGAAGCTACAGGCCAGGATGAGAACGGCGAGCCATATCACGACGATACGATTGCAGCGCGCTGGTGCTGGGCAGCCTCTTTGGATATGAATAAATACAAGAAGTATATGCGCAAAGACCCAACCAGTAGGTCAAGACTTTAATGGTAAAATAAGCTTAAAGGTACAACCTTTACGTTAATTAACTATTAAAGGAACAAACTAAATGCCACGAGCAGATAAGACAAAACAATATGACTATCTGATTCGCTATGTGAAAGAAGCGGCTGAGGCGCGCCTCCCACTTCTCGCTATGTGTGAGCGAGCAGTATTAGCATACAAACAATGTCCACTCCATAACACTTATAGGGAGAACGCAGATAAGTATGTTCAGAATATCGGTAACGGTAATCCTGAGCTATATAAATGTTTGAAGCATCTCTGCAGTACAATCCCTGATGCTACCAACGACACGGTGTTCAATGCCGTAGAAACCTGGGTCTCTATGACCATGGGCGGCGCCAGCCAGTTCGAATACGAACCAGCAGATGAATACGCAGAGAAGGACCCAGCCCTTGTAGACCGCTTAGCAGCTCTTGCTAAATATTTCCACGAGGACAACAAGATTGATTCGCTCTTACCTAAAGCCACCCGCAAGTTGGTAATGCAAGGCCAGGCGAACTTCTATCTCAAGCCATTGGGCGAAGGTCGCTTTAAGGTTTCTCTCATCGATGCTTATAAGATGCTCCACGACCCACGCGCATCCAAGACCAACCGTGCACGCTTCACCGGCTTCACCGAGGTTAAAGCTTGGTCCGAGGTTAAGGCCGAAATCTACAAGAAGGGTTACGGCTATATGCTCAAGACTATTAACGATGTTGACCAGTATGTCGACGAGCTTTCCGGCGCACACCCATACCGCTGGGAAGATGAGATTACTGCTGACCTCAATACCTTCAATTCTATCTACGCTGTCGACCCAGTAGGCGACTCCAAGTCTGTTGATAAGAAAGGCAAGGAAGTATCTCCTAAGGAGACAGGCTATAAAGGCGAGGACGTCGAGGTTGCTTACATCTGGGACCTTATCTCCGATGTCTATGCAGTTATCATCAATCGCCGCTTCATTGTCCAGCTCGAAGTAGATAAGCTCAAGAAGAATATTCCAGTTAAGTATTATGACTCAGAAGGCAAAGAGAAGACCCGCACCGACACCGTCCGTGTCGACTCCCCAATCGTAACTATTCCATTTATTGATGCAGACTGGGAAACCTTCCCTGTATCTCCACTCTTCTACTGCCTCGATGACTTCGACGCTATCTGTTCTATCGAAGCAGTAATGAACCATAACCTCAGTATTATGGCGCCAATCACCTTCATGTCCGCTTCCTACGATGCAGAGCAGTTCGAGAAGCTATCTCAGGTAGCAGGTCAGATTGTAGAGGGCACGCTCCAGACCTTCGGCGTCGTGAACAAGTCTCACGATATGTCTCCGTGTATCTCCGCTATCGAGCGCCGCGAACAACGCATTAAGCGTATGCTCGGTGCTACTGACCAGTTCGAACTCCAGGCTATGATTGGCAACCGCGCAACCGCCGCAGAAACCTCTGCTATGGTTGGCGCAGTATCTCAGCGTATGAACGCACCGCTCGCCAACATCGAGGTCGGTATGTCTGAACTTACTCAGAAGATGTTTGCGCTCACCCTTATCTATGACAACAAAGACGACCTTACCTTCCCATACGAAGGCTCAGTCGCCACCCTCTCCAAGCAAGATATCCTCGGCCGCGCAATCATCCGTGCTAAACTCTCTTCGAAGATTAAGCTTGAGCGCGCTGAGCAGGGCCGCAACGCTTTGATGATTATGCAGACCCTCGTAGGCGTCGAAGGCATCAACAAGGAGAATCTTGTTAAGACTTTGGTCCCGATTATTTCTCAGGGCGTCGTCACTCGCCAGCAAGCTGATAGCTTCGTGGCTGAGCAACAGGTTGACCCAATGCAAATTCTTCAGGCACAGCAAGCTCTCGAACAGGCACAAGCTCAGAATGACCAAGAGCCAATCACCCCTGATATGGTTCGCGGTATGACTCCAGAAGATATGGAACAAATCTATAACGCTGCTGCCGCCACCCAAGAACCTGGATACCAGGACCAGTTCTCTACACCGCAGATGGGGATGGCCGACGCTATGGGCGGACCTATGGCCGACACTGGCTATGACAATTACCAGCAGGGGATAGAAGCTAATATGAGCGTTTCTCCTGCAGAGCCACTTAATAATTTGGAGTATTAATAAATGAATAGGGACGATGTATTAAAAACTCTAGTTATTAAATATGGGGCAATCGAAGTCTCCCGGAATTATATCCGGGGGATTCGCTCCGCCCTTGCCAACATCCGTATGGGCATTGAGACGAACAATTTTGCCCTCGCCTCTCGTGATGTCGGACTGCTCGATGATAATCTTAAAAAGCTTGAGGGGCTCTACAACATCGATGAGGCTCGTGCTCAACTTCAACATATCGATGAGCAAAAGAAAACTAATAAAAAATAATGCTATACTTTAGTTAAGCCAACAGGCTTACCCTTAACAAACTAATCTATAAAGGAAGAGTAATGGACGAAAACGCAAATGCGGTAAATGTTACTCCTGAAGCTGCTCCACAGGGACCGGCCCCACAAGCTCCTGCTGCAGAGGCATCTCCAGCACCAGCGGAAACAGGAACAACTGCAACCCCAGAGGCAACCCTAGATGAGGCTACCCAGAAGTATCTGGATAACCAGAACATCAAAGGAACTCCGACTGAAATGATTGCTGAACTCGTTAAGAGGAATCAAGCATTTCGCAATCAACCTAAAGAGTCAGTAGCAGAGGTACTGAAGCAAGAACCGAAGGGAACTCCGGCCGCTCCAGCCCAACAGACTCAGACCATTAGCGATATGGATATCGTGATGACCCAAATGGCCGTCGAGAAAAGTTATCCAGACGTTAAGGTCAACGCGGACTTTTACAAAGAAATGATTGCTGACGGCATCAACCCGATGAACGGCAACCAGATAGATTTGAATCGCGTATTCAAGTATGCTGACTATAAGCAGAAACTTGCTAACGCAGAGAAATCAATCCAGGCCGCCAACACACCGGCAAACATACCAGACCCAATCAATAATGTGGACAACGCTTCGCCAATCCAGCAGGTCCAGACTATGGACCACCTTGCTGCAGAGAACATTATTATTTTCTCGGCGCAGGAAGAACGCTACGGCCGCGCCCCACATCCACAAAAGCAGCAAGCTATCGAGTTTCTGCAAAACGAAGCCCGCGGTAAGAAATAGTTTGAGAAGGGGTTAAAACTTTAAACTTAGGAGATTTAACCCAAAATGAGTGTTTGTAATTATACAAAGACCATCGATGATACTCCACTTTCACCAGCTGACCATCTTCCGTTGATGGAGGTCAAGTACCATCCAACTATTCTTAAAGACCGCTTTGCAACCTTTGCAGGTCTTCAGTTCTTTAACCCAGAGGTAAAGACTGTTTCTAGTGACCTTCAAATTAGTCACTCTCTCATTGTTCGCTTTGAGAACCCAGAAAACCCATTCAACCTCGTAAACGTTTCTGACGTTACTTACAAAGACGGCCAGAGCTGTCCTCCAGTAATGGATATGGAATGTGCTCCAGGTTGTGTTTCTACGGTTCCTACCTGGCGCCAGAAGGAAATCCGCTTCGACAAGATGTATCGTGTCGGCGCTTCCTGGTGTGTTGAAACTGAGAAGCTCACCTACGGTACGCTCGAAGAGCGCTTCCGCAAGAGCGTCGAAGCTAACACCCAGATTCAGGGTATCCTTGCTTGGAACGCATTTATGTGCCAGGCTCTCGCTGCTGCACAGGCAACCGAGACGATGATTCCAACCGACCGCGCTTGCTTCGCTACCCACTACATCGATGGTGGTTCCGCAATCGCTAACGGTTACGAAATCCTCTCCCAGGCTATCAACTATATGAAGACTGTCTACGGTGGCCTCACCGAATACGGCATCCTCGCTCATCGTTACTTCGAAAGCGATATGGTTGCTCCAGGTGCTACCATCTACACTGGCTTTGGCGCTGCATCTTCTGCAAACGCAAACGCTGGCGCAACGACTGTCAACGTTCCGTTGGTACAGGGTGGCTGGAAAGCTATGGGCCCACTCGGTGGCAAGCTCTTCGGCGAAACCGTTTACATCGCTCCAGACAACATCTGGTTCTACAACCCAACTGTTAACACCACGACTGGTGCTATCACTGGCGGTCAGGCAGCTGGTTCCTTCAACCCATTCCTCAGCGCTGATGGCAAGAAGTATTATGTCGTCATCGCTTCCCGCCGTTCATTCTTGACCGGTGTCGAGCCGCTCATGGACATGACCCACTTCCCAGCAACTTGCGAGAACAAGTACGAATCTATCCAGGAAACCTTCCTTGGCTACAACGACTTGCTCTTCCCACGCGAAGTCTTTATCATCGCATTCGACGTTCAGTGCGAAGGCGACGGTAACGAAGGCGAAGGCGGCGACGGCGAGTAATCGCTAATATCCTCACCCCCCTTCGGGGGTGGGGATTTTATGAACTTTAATGTTTAAGGTGTGTTAGCTAGACATCTTAAACAAGGAGAAATTATAAATGAGCTGCAACTGTTGCAACTGCGGCCAGCCACAAAGATTGTGCCGCTGCCCGCTAAAAAAGAAAGAGGGTGGTTGCCCGAAGCGTGCATATATCAAAGAGTGCACAGACTGCGACCCATGCCAGTCCTGTGAATCTATGGTAAAGATTTGCTCGTTCGTGGTACCAAACCTTGAAGAAGGCCAAGCCTTCCGCAATTCATTCGTCTACAATCAGGAAGACGATTCTGTTTACTACATCTCTGACGATGGCACCCCAACCCGCTTCGGCGCATCCCCAATGTTTATCGACAACTATGACCCAGCATCCCGCACTATCGCACGTCAGACCGTATATGACTTCGCTAACAACAAAGCTTACGTCTATGCACCAGATGGTCGCTATCGCTCATTCGATTTAACTGGCGGTCCGGAGGTATAGTATGAGAACTGTTGTAAGAAATTCATACGTTCCAAAGACCGGCGAATACTGCAACACCATCATCGTCGATGAAGACAAAGGTATGCAGTATATCTTCGACTCTGACGGCGTATTCACTACCTACACTTCCAAACAGCAGGAAGGTGCACCGATGGGCTATGTTGATGCAAAAGCTCTCGCCGCAATCGAAACGGCTGAGAACTTCGCCATAGCAAAAGATGCAGAGGTTCTTCAGGCTGCCAAGGATTACACCGACCAGCATAGCGGCGGAGATGTTACCAAGCAGTATGTTGATAACCAGGACGCCGCAACCCTACAGGCCGCTAAGGATTATACCGATGCTCATTCTGGCCAAGGCGGCGTCTCTCAGCAATACGTAGATGAGCATGATGCCTCCACGTTGGCTTCAGCCAAAGACTACACCGACACAGCGGTTGCTGGTATTGTCATTCCGACGGTTAACAATGCTGCTCTTAACATTCAGGTTAATGGCACTTCGGCGGCGACATTCACGGCCAACGCGTCATCTAATGTTACAGCTAACCTCACTGTCCCTGTATTCACCCTAACTAATACGGACCCAGGGGAAGGGGCTGCCCTCGCGGCAAACAACTTTATCGCCGTTTATGGTATTGAGGAGAGCGAATAATGGCAAGTTCAGGATGGCAAGGACAGATTGATGTCCAGACACAAAAATATCCACATATGGCCTTAAACCTCAACGTGTGGGATGTCGTCCATTCTGGAACTACTCTCACATTCAAAGGTACAGTCAGAGTAATTTGTACTAGCGGTTGGATTGCATATAACAACGCGAGTGTCTCGCTGACTGGTAGTGGCTCTCAATCAATCAACTTGAACTTCGGCACAGGTGGCTATGCAGATAGTGGCACATTCAACTGTACCGTATCTAATGTTCCAGCATCTCAGGGTTGGTACAACGTTTCGGCCTCTCTATCTGCTGGCGGCACCGCATCTGGTACTGCTAACTGGACACTAAACATCGGTGGTGGTGGCGACCCTCCTGGGGGTACTTCGATTAGATATGATGGCTGTACCTGGGACTCAATCTCGGCAACAACGAGTTGTACTTCGACTGGTGGTTTGAACGTTATCTATGCGTCTACTATCGTAGTAGGTTCCTACAACGGCGAGATTGATAACCTTATGACTTGGGATGACGCCCACGGTATTCAGGGTTTCTCTAGTCAACCGACTTCCGCAATGGACTTCTATAGCCTATTCACCAATGAGACCTGTACATTCAAGGACTACAACCCTATCCCTATTAAAGGCTTGCTCCACTATAAGTTGAATGGTTCGGTCCAGAACTCAGTCGGCGCAACAGAACGGTTCGACCCTACTTTGCGTTATCTTCCTCCAGCTCCAGGTCAACTTACTTATACCGACCCAGGTGGTGGTGGCGCGAAGGTTTATCCTGTCTCATACACTGGCGTAGTAGCTAATAACCACACGACCTATGATTCGGCCAGCCTCACCCGTACGATTCGTTACAAGATTGATAATGGCAACTGGGTATATATAGATAACGCTACCGTAGCAGCGATTGACTTTGTCACTAATTTCAATTTGACTATTCCTGCTGCATCTACGGCGACGGTCGAAGCCTGGATGGATTACCACGGCGAAAGGTCCGAGGTGTCCACTGTCGTAATTTCTAATACGAACTTAGGCTGTACTCTATACGGTTCGGTCTCAGGACAAACGAAAAAGCTCGGCCCAGTCTATGCCTCGGTCAATGGCCAGACAAAGAAGTTAGTTAAGATTTATGCTTCAGTAAATGGCGTGACGAAGAAGGTGTACGAAGATGTCTGATGCAGTTTTAATATCCTTAATTTCCGCTGGTGTTCCTTCGGTAGTTACGGCTATTACTGCTCTACTTCAAAAGCGTTCTAATGATATGCACGCTGCAAGGCAATCAATCCTCCAGTTGATTCTGGAGGACCATGTTGCCGCTCACGAGGGGCATCTTCCTACTAACTACCAGGCCGTTCTGCACGAGTATGATATATATAAGAGAAACGGAGGAAACTCGTACGTTTCACAGAAGGTAGAAGAATATAAGACTTGGTTCTTGGAACAGGAGAAACATGAAAACAGTAATAAGAAATAGTTACACTCCGAAGACCGGAGATTACTGCGAAACCATTGTCGTCGATAAAGAGTCGCAAGACGCTTATATTTTCGACTGCGATGGTATCTTTACCCCTATGCCTCAACCAGTTGATGTTGAGGATATTTTGCGACGTGCCGCAGAATACACCGATGAGACCGTCGCTCCGCTAGAGGAGAAGCTTGACACTATTGAAGAGGGTGCTCAAGTAAACGTTATCGAGACTATTACTCAGAATGGCCAGCCCCTCACGGTCACCGACAAAACCGTCAACGTTACGGTCCCGACCAAGACTTCTGACCTAGAAAATGACGGCTCCGACGGCACGGACACTTATGTTGAATCATCTACCTTGGATGATTACTACACCAAGAGTGAGACGGACACACAAATCGGTTACGAGACTGACGCTCGCGAGATTGCGGACTCCGGCCTCCAGGAACAGATTGACGCCATCGTGGCGTCTTCGGACGTTGTAGATATTGTTGGCACCTATGCAGCTTTACAGAACTATGACACATCTACATTGAGTGATAATGATATTATCAAGGTCCTCACAGATGAGACTAGAGATGATGCCACTACTTACTACCGTTGGAGCAACTCTACGTGGACTTATATTGGCGCAGAAGGTCCGTTCTACACGAAGGCCGAAACTGATGCTATCTTCACTCCGATGTCCCGTACGATTAACGGTAAAGCCCTATCCTCGGACATTACCCTTACAGCTCAGGATGTCGGCGCCCTCCCAGACTCTACGGTTATTCCTACTGTTAATGACGCGACCCTTACCATCCAGAAGAATGGCACAACTGTCGGAACCTTTACTGCCAACTCGGCATCTAACCAGACGGCTAACATTACCGTCCCGGTCGATACCTCCGACCTCAATAACGATGGTGATGGTCAGAGTCCGTTCGCAACCGAAGACTATGTGGATTTGAACGGCGGTAAGATTGATACGATTGAGGTTAATGGCACCGCCCAACCAATCGTCAATAAGACTGTTGATATTACTGTGCCTACTAAAACTTCTGACCTAACAAACGATGGTGATGGCAACTCGACCTATGTCGAGACGGATGATTTGGGCGCCGCAGCCTTCTCGAACCAGTATGCTGACCTTGATGGTTTGCCGACAATCCCTACAGTGAATGATGCCACGCTCACTATCCAAAAGAACGGGACTGATGTGGCTACCTTTACGGCTAACTCCTCGACCAACCAGACCGCAAACATTACGGTCCCTACCGACACTGCAGACCTAACAAACGGCGCCGGCTTCATTACCAGCTCGGCTCTCTCAAACTACTACACAAAAAGTGAGACCTACAGCCAGGGTGAGGTTAATAACTTAATCAACTCCTTGAGCATTCCAACCAAAACCTCCGACCTTACCAACGACTCGGGCTTCATCACCCTTACAGATATTCCTACCGCCTCCGCTAACGACCTAGGCCTAATCCGTATCGGTACTGGTCTTGCTATCGACCAGGATGGTATCGTGTCTGTTACGAGCGCTGGCTCAGTAGACTGGGATGACGTCACTAACAGACCGACGAATGTTTCCTACTGGACCAACGATGCAGGATATATTACCTCCGCGGCAATCCCAACCAATGTCAGTTCATTCACTAATGACGCTGGGTATATTACCTCGGCGGCTATTCCTACGAATGTTTCCGCCTTTACGAACGATGCAGGGTACCTAACCAGCTCCGCCCTCAGCAACTACTACACCAAGTCAGAGACCTACAACCAGTCTCAGGTTAATGCTCTGATTAACTCAATCAACATTCCTACCAAGACTTCCGACCTCACTAACGATGGCGCTGATGGAACTTCAACCTACGTAGAAGCTGATGACCTAGCAACCGTAGCTACGAGCGGCTCTTACAATGACCTCTCGAATCAACCTACAATTCCTACTATCGTAGATATGACGGGCGCAACCTCTTCCACCGCTGGTGCTCACGGTTATGTCCCTGCTCCTGCAGCCGGCGACCAAAACAAATTCCTCCAAGGCGATGGCACCTGGGCCACCCCTGCTGATGAGATTTATACTGCTGGCAACGGTATCGACATCGATGCAAATAATGAAATCTCGATTGACACCACTGTCGTAGCTACCCAAACTGACTTGGCAGCGAAGCAAGATACTTTGACCGCTGGCTCGAATATGACAATCTCCAACAATGTCATCTCGGCGAAGGTAGATTCCGCCCTTTCCGCTTCTTCGGCCAACCCAGTCCAGAACTCCGTAGTCAAGGCAGCATTAGACGGGAAAGCTGACGTTTCTGCAGTCAACTCAAAAGTAAATTTTAAGCGTTCATACACTACTGCTGCCACGCTCAACTACAAGAAGATTACTGTAGTTGGCGGTACTTACTCTACGGATGGGGCAGGTATCATCTTGTTCACCCGTGAGGAACGCTACATCATTGATGGTATGTGTGCGTCTGGATATGGAGGTAAATGTATCGAGTTAGGCACGAACCATAATGCAAACAATACCTCTGCAACCACGTCAAACAGATGGGTGAATATCAAGGTATATGGTGTGCCTGAGTCTAGGACTACTGAAATCTACTGCCGCATGTCTCCATACACGTATGTAGATGTCCATTCTAGCGGCACGATTACAATCACTGATATTAATGAAGCTACCTGGACTGCAGCAACGAACAACGCTACATATATTCCTTTACTTGGGACTGACGCCGCATTGTCGACTACGAGTGTAGCCCCAGTGCAGAACTCGGTTATTACCGCTGCGCTGAACGGAAAAGCGACTGGTAGCATCACAAAAGCTAATAGCGGTACGCTTGGCACAACGACCATCAATTCTACTACTGCCAACTATATGGAAGTTACTAGACTCTCTACTGCTACCGATTTGAATACAATCAAAACTACTGGTATATACATTATCACCGCCACCCCAACCAACTCTCCTACTGGAGCGTGGGGCACCATGTATGTCGATTGGACTACTGGTACTAAATATCAGATTTACATTAATGACGGCGTTAGTGGGAATATCTATAAGCGTAGCTGGAATAGCTCGAACAGTACGTGGACGTCCTGGGTAAGAATCACGTCGGCTGATATAGCTAATATCGAGAGGTTCTACCGTGGTTTGGTTCCACTTGGTACTGCCATCTCTGCCAATAAGAATCTAAACACTACTGAGTTCCTAAAAGTAGGCAAATACTACTGTTCGACCAATGCTGCTGTCGCTACCCTGACTAACTGTCCTACTGGTACAGCGTTTATGATGGAAGTATTTAGTCCACTCTCCACTACCATCGACAATGAAACTACTGGTACGTGGGTTTATCGCATGCGCCTCATCACCGAGCTTAACGGTACTATGTGGTACCAGGGCTGCAACAGCAATGGTACTGCGAACAACTGGACGTACGGCACATGGAGGAGAGTGGCTAATACTGGCGATATCGGCAATGCTACACTTACTATTCAGAAGAATGGTACCAATGTTCAGACATTTACGGCCAATGCAACGTCTAATAAGACTGCCAATATTACAGTCCCGACTAAGACCTCAGACTTGACTAATGATGGTGAAGACGGAGTCCATGGATATTTATCCAGTGACGATGTGGCTACTGTAGCTACGTCAGGTTCTTATAACGATTTGACGGATAAACCTACTATCCCGACTGTCAACAACGCAACTCTTACGATTCAGAAGAATGGTACGACAGTCCAGACATTTACAGCTAACGCAAGCTCAAATAAGACAGCTAATATCCAGGTGCCGAACCTTCAGACTTCCAATACCGACCCAGGAGAAGGTGCGGCGCTGGCGGCAGACACATTCCTCGGCGTCTACGATGTCGCTCCTAGTGCGATTGACGGTGCTCGCATTACGGACGGAACAATCACTCCGGCTAAGACAACGTTCACCACGTATTCGACTACTGAAAAAGCAGTTGGCGAATGGATAGATGGAAAGACAATCTATAGAAAGACGATTAACGTAGGCGCCCTCCCAAATAACGCAAGCAAAAATACTCCTCATGGCATTTCAAACCTCGACACGGTTATTGACTGTAGAGGTTTTGCAAAAGCAACCTGGGGCACCCAGTATCCGATTCCAACCGTGTACGCATCGGGAGACGCCGGCTATAACACCCAGGTATCTGTCGACAATACGAACGTCACGTTAAGCTGTACCGGCAACAACTCTGGTAAGTCTGGCTACGTGACTATTTGGTACACGAAGAGTTCGTAGTATAATAGTGGTATCGACCAACGTCGAAAACCATCAAGAGTGAATATCGGGTTTAAGCTGATATGAACTAAGCAAGAATACCTCTGCGGTCATAGGAGGTATTTTTGTTTGTTATAATTAAATCAAACCACTAGGTTTTTAACGTTAAAACTAATAGGAGAATATACATATGAGCTGCAGCTCTTGTATGCCAATCAATCCTTGCGGTTGTAAGAAAAAGAAACAGTCGTGCGATGATTGCCCAGTAGTTGACTGGGTGCCAAACACGGCTTGTACCATCGGTGTGACGGTCAACGGTTGTACAGATACTCTGGAACTTCGACCGGGGATTCAAAACTGTGAGACGAAAACTGTTTTCGGACAGAACCCGAAGACTGGTTGTCTCGAATATCAAAACGAACTTTATGTGGCGACGGATGGCCAGGAAGGCTACATTATGTCTGTCTGTCCTATCGACATCGCCAAATTCATTAACCTAGAAGACTTAGCAAACGTTGAGGACGAGCAACCAGAAAACTGCTCGCTTCTTGTTTATAAAGCTGAGAACGATTGTGGCCCAGGCTGTACTGGTATTTCAGATTCTTGGGTTCACTGGTATGCCTCCGAGCACTTAACGAACGGTCTCCACTGGGTCGCCGGCTTCAACAGCAACGGCTGTCTCGAAGCTCTCGACGTGCCTCCGCGCACAGACGAATACTGGTGGGGCATGTATCGCCCATCCGATACTGGCAACGGTGTTGAGTTTGGCTACATCCAGCCAGAAGAAGTTGACACCCTTCCTGTAGATGAGAACGGCAACACGCTTGTTATCTCTCAGGATGCAAATGGCAAACCATTAATTGGCCCAGTGCTAACAAGCCTCTGCGCCAACGCAAAGCAGTTCACCACTCGTTGGTCAAACCCACAAGGCCCTAACTATTGGTTGGATAACTCGGTCACAAGCGATGAGATTATCGTCGCCCCTGATGACAATCAATCTTGGCGCGCACCTTGCTGCGGCGTTATGATTGTGAACTATTGCGTGAACATTAAGAACCAGGTCTCAGGTTATGTTAAAGAAGTTGATGTTACTTGTATGCTTGATAATGAGGGTTATTCTCTCGATAGAGAGCGCGTAAACTCGACTCACTCTACTTGGAGTCAGCCAGAAAGTGGCGACATGTCCGAGTCTTGTAGCGCCTGCATGGTCGTTCCTAAAGGCCGCACCCTCAAACTTCACGCTCGTGACACTGGCGATGTCGAGGGGGCTGGTATGAACGTTCATGCTGGCGACTGGCGCGTCCACGCAGTTAAAGCAGTATTTATTCCATTGGAGATGAACTAATATGAGTGATAAATGTAACGACTACCCAATCAGTAATATCGACGCTGAAGACGTACCTGTATGGGGCCAGACTAAGCTTCCAGATGAAGGCTACCTCTTGATGGCCGCGAAGCTTAAAGACCAACAGTGCGGCCGCAACCTTCCGTTCCTATATCACTTACCAATCAACAAGATTACCCCAGGTGCAACCTTCCAGCCAAACACCTACAGTGCAGCTGGCAACGGCTTCACTCAGGAGTGGGAGGCGAACCAGGTTCGTGCAGGCTATGTTTACAACAACACACCTAACGACATCCGCTTCGCCGCTATCGGTGTTCAGAACGCGCAGTTCATTCTTCTTGAGAAGGACGAGACCGTCGAAGGCAATTACCTCATCCAGGGCTCTGGCTTCTACACCTTCGTAGGCGGCCACAGCTACGTTCCTGGCTATGCTTATTACCTCGGCGCAGACGGCAAGCCAACTACAAGCTCAGCTTTCGTAGACGGCCAGCGCCAACACCTCTTTGAAGTAATCGATACCTCAACAATCCTCATCAATATCTACACAGAAACGGAGGAATAATGGACTGCAAGATACCTGCTGAGCAGACTGGCAGCACTAAGCTGACAAAGACTAACAGTCTCCGCCAGTTCAACTACGCTCAGATTTTAGGTGTCCCAACAGCAGCAGGAAAGAAACCCGTCATCTACCCTATCTGGCTCCACTCTAAGTGCCCAGGTGGGGTGCGGGGGATTGTCTTTTATGGTGGCACATTCGATGGACGCTGTAACTGGTATGACCAGAACAGGCAGGAAGTCGAATGTGAGGACGGCTACAAATATAAGTACAATGACCTCGAAACTATCTACGACGAAGAGAAGGGGGAGACCCGCTTCCAGCGTCACAAGGGTTATGCTATCCTTAACTTCCCTAAGAAGAAGACGGTATTCAAAGGCTCAGTAATTTGGAAAGCTCCATATACAATTAAGGGTTGCGACAATGACGAATGCTGCTTGGGCTACCCAGTAGACAACGATAATGAAATCGAGACCCCACTAGAAATTCCTCGTGCGGTCAAACAGAAGACTAAAAAGAAGCACCGCATTACGCACAGTAGCGGATGTGGCTGCGGGAGGAAGAAATGATAGGAAATTATTTAACCGTCTCTGAGTTCGCGGACGAGTTCAGGAAGGCGGTCGGCGATTCCACCTGTGAAATCCCGATGAAAAGTATTATTAGCTGGACCAACACAGCACTTAGAAGACTAGCTCGGGAGAAAGGGCTAGATGTTTTGTTCCGCTATCAAGATACTTTCGAATTAGCAAATATGAACAAGGATGGTAGCAAGTCTACTAGCTGGTTCTTGAGAGGATTCAAGACGGACGATTCCGCCGACAGTCCACGCATCGGTACAATCATCGATGTAGAATCGCTCCTAGTCCTTGAGGCTGACGATTGCAGAATCCGCCACAAAGAACTTTGCTACTTGCCATTCAACTGGTTCCGCCGCGAATACCCATTCCCAGAGGACAATGATTGCTTGACCGCATTCACCCTTACTGAGTTTGGCGGCGACACAAAGCTCACCTTCAACGCTCCAGCTGAAGGGCATATTGCCGTAGATATGGTTTATACCGCTTTCCACCCACGAATCACATCAGCAGACGAGCTCGTTCGCATCCCATATGCTTATGCAGATATCCTACTAGAGTGCGTAAAGATTTTGATGAACGAAGAATCGGCTGATATGGCGACGGCGCGCAGCCTTTACGAGGACTGGGATTACTTAGTAGCTCAGGCTCGCGAGCGCTTGCACCAGCAGAAAGCTGGACTACCACTACGTCAAGTAAGAGGGAGCTTTTAATCTATGAGCCGCAAAAAAGTAAACGGGTATGAATCGCTATATGCTGGCTCTCGTTGGCAGCGATTCTACCCTGATGTATATTCAAGGACAACCCAGACCTGGCAGACCAGGACTGGCCGCCGCAACTATGAGTTCTCTACTTTCCAGAACCTCCTCGGCCTCAACACCTCGTTCGATGACCTACATAAGTCGGACGGGGATTCTCCGTATCTAAGAAATGTTAGGTATATGGGCGAGAAGCAGGAGATTCAGCGCGCGCAGGTCACCTCTCGTAACGGTGCTGAACTACTTGGCATTAAAGGCTTTGATGTTATTGCCGCTCCTAAGGGAGAATACTATGTCGATATGTGGGAGGGCAGAGCGCTAGAGATTGATTTGCCTAAGAGAGACACCATATTAATCGGCGGCGCAATCAACGTCCGCAATATCGAAGGGGCTCAGGGCCGCCTCCGCATCTTCCTAAGAGAACCAGGCAAGCGTGAAATCTGCGACGCGAACATCAACCTCAGCATCGTAAACAATACTAAGTACGATAAGCGCGTATTCAGATTCATCAACCCAATCAACCTCAAGAACGGCGCTACCTTACGCTTCGAGATTGAGGGCGATATGGCGCCAGATGATTGCGGCAACTATAAGCAGCCACGCAAGATTCGCATCCAGACTTCTGGCCAGGGGAATCACCGCGCGGCCGACTTCACTCGTCCTAACACCGAAGAGTGTATGAGAGAAATCCCGTATGACTGGAAAGAGGAGCCGGCCATCATCTGCTTCGAGCAACATACCTGCAAGGAAACGCCTATGCTAAAGGGCGTTCAAGTCTGTACCGACGAAGGGAAATTCCTTGTGTTCCCTATTAAGAATACGGACGGAATCACCTTATGGAGGTTCAATGTCGAAACGAAAGAATATAAAGAAATCGACACGAGTGCTGCGCCTGTTGATAGCCGTGCTACTGCTGTGCGTTTTGCTCAAGGTCTTAACAAGTTGTACTTCGTTGATGGTTACTCCTACTTACAACGTATTGACCTATCTAGCTGGAAATCTGAAATAGCTCTAGCTGACCCGAACAATATCGATGTAGAGGGCGTCACCCCTCAAGACCTACAGGCTCAGAAGGGTGCAAGCCTAATCCTCAGAATCCGCCAGCGCATCTATCTATCTGGCTTCGCTGAGGACCCGAACTTCGTTCAGTATAGTATCCTCAACTCTTTGACTGGCGACCCAGACCACCCATCCGAGAACGCTGGCGTCCAATACGACCAGTTCTCTGATACGTCCTGGTTCTACTCTCCAGACAAGAGCCCTAAGGATTCTGTCTGCGGCCCAATCACCGCCCTAGAGCAGTTCGAAGACAACCTCATCATCTTCCGCGGAGATGGCTCGTCGGTCCGCACAATCGGCTCTGAGTTCTCTGCTCCTTCTATGGCAGACTCCTTCGCCTATAACATCGGTGTTGAGCGTCAGGAGGATGTCTGCAATATGAACGGCATCTTATATATGTATAACCGCTCTGAAGGCTTCCGCCGCTTCTCCGGCGCCGAGGCTACCTTTCAGAGTGCGAAGATTGATAACGAGCTCAGAAGGATTCCGGCCGATTCCCCACGCTTTATGATTGGCCACGCCAACAAAGTCAGGATGTATTGCGACCTAGAGGGCCGCGGCTACGCCGACCACGCCTTCCTCTTCATGACCATCCTCGCTCAGTCTAGCCCATGGTACTGCGACGATAACGTACCAGTATGCTGGGCGGTCGGAGACCAGACCTCTGATACTATCTACGCGATGCACGCTAACTACCCAGCAATCTACATCGTAGATAGCCCAGACAAATACTCTGACTTCGATAGTTCAATCAATATGGAATACCACACCCCATATAAGAGCCCAGGCAACCCGAACGGCTGGACGATGCTCCGCCGCACAATCCTGAACATCATCGCCTCCGGCACCAACGCTTGGTACATCGGTCTCGACTTCGACCATAGAGACAAACCGGCAGTATGGAGAAAATACGTTCAGTACCAGGAAGACGAGGGCGTACCTACTGAAGCAGTCTTCGACTCTAACGAGCAGGTGGGCGCGAAGGTAATTAACCTGATGATGAGAGCTAAGGTTCGCGATTACCAGGTTAGGATTAAAGTCTCGACCTACGACGACCCAGCAATGTTAACTCGCATATCTAGCGAGGTCGGCTCAGTGAGGAGTCTATAATGCAGAAGTTCACAAGTTCTGGTATGCGCCGGGCGCCAGACCAAACTACATTCAGATTAAATGAAATGAGACAGCAGATGGAGGCGGCCCGGTCCTCCATTCGTCTCACATCTTCAGACGGAAAAAATGTTATTATAATGGGAGAACAACCTATTAACCCCGCAACTGGGAAACCGTATCCGTTCGGTATTCAAAAGTACGCGGTTAAGGGAGACCGTTTAGAGTTAATAGGAGAAGTGCAATGGATATAGAAGAATCAGCCAAAGTCCTTACCCAAGCACTCGAGCAGCAATACAAAGATAATTTGGCTGCTAACGAGGCAAATAGGCGGCTGGCTGACGAACAGATTAGTTATGCAAACGAAGCTCGAGGAACTTACTACTCGGGCATTCCGACTTGGGAGCGCGCACAGAACGCTATTAAGTTCGCTGACAAAACCAACGAGATTAACAAGAGCTACGCTAGCTCTCAGAATAGCCTCTGGAACACTGTTAGCGATTACCTCGATAAGATTAATTCTTACAATGAAGCTGCCGGCCTTGGCTCTGTTAAGATGCCGTCAGTCGCCAACCCTACCACTTCTGCCCCATTCCTCCTCAACGGTGTTTACTATAAATACGATAACGGAAAGTTAGTGAGGGCTTAATGGAACAGGAAGATATCACACAGATTTATGAGACGCTCGCCCCTATGGCGGGCCAGTATGCTAATGCCCAGGCAGAGCAGATTGGCCAGGCCCAGCAATCTATGGGTCCGCTAGCCGCTAACACAATGGGCACAACTACCGCTGGTCTCGGCAACTACACCTACAACCGTTTGATGCGTCCACAGGTAGATGTTATGCGCGACGAGATTCTGGTCGAGGGGTATAGAAACCAATTAAACCGCGCCCTCTCTGACGCGTACAATACCGCTCGCAAGAACTACAACCGCAGGGCTGGCGGCGGTGGCGGCGGCGATGACGGCAATAACGACCCGGATAATCAAGGTACAACTGGCGTTACTAAGATTACTGGCTCTGGTGATAAGTCTATTGGTTCCGTCAACCCAACTAAATGGGGCAAACTTCCGCAATTGTTCAAGTGGGAGGATAAGAATGGCAATATGGTCACAGTCACCCGTCCGCCACAAATTACTGACGCTGAGTGGCTAAGTTGGTATAACACGAAAAAACAAGAAACCCAGGCAGCTGGTAGAAAGTTTGAGGGATAATGGCAATCGACAATGGTTTGAACAACGGTGCAATCGGAAGAAATACTGGGAAGGGGGCCATTGGGCCCAGTATTGGCGGAGCTATTGGCTCTAACACTGGTAAAGGTTTCGCGGATAATAATATAAACAAAAACAATAATAGTACTAACAATACCGGCGATATCTATATGCAATTCCCGTATGCCGTAATTGTTGAACCTAGAGATGAGGGAGGCAACGTTACTCAGGGGAATAAGAATTATCAGGCTACCTATAATGCCTACAAAGCTGCGGCTGCCAGGCTCATCGACCAGACCGAAGAGGCGTTAACGACAAAAGCTGCATGGTCTACGCCGCCAAGCGTTTCAATCGAGAACGGCAAGCTCACTCTTAACGGTTCTGACGCCTTTCTAAAATCTAACGAGGCTGCTCAGTTGAGAAAAACCCTCAAGGCTATGGAGGGGAAGACCTACAACACCGAAGACTTGAATAAGCAGATTGAAGCTTGGAACACTGCACTCTCTGAAATGTCTAAGGGGTACCTCGATACAGTCGACGCGATGAACCAGGCAAACTACGCCCTTTCTCAATCCGCTGAGAATGCTGAATACCATAAGCTTACAATCTCCGACATGCAGAAAATTGGCAATTCCGCTTCAATCGGCAAACAGCCAGACGCGAAGACAACCAAGAACAAAATTTTTGTAGGCTTCGAATGGGATGATGACGGCAATGTAAAAGAGAAGTGGGTCGAGGCTAAAGACTTCTATAAAGAGTTCAATTCATTGGACGACGATAAGAAACGCTCTGCTTACCACTCTCTCGTGACTCAAGCGAACAACGGCGATGTTGGGGCTTACTCCAAGCTCACCTACCTAAATGGCGGCAGCGAGGGCAAGCCAACCAATGTCGAGTATGATGCGGTCGGCGACTTCTTCTATACTTTCGGGGAGAACCTGCTCACTGGCTTAGCTGAGGCTGCCGATTTTGTGACTACCTACATCCCTGTGTTCAATACTGCCCGCCTTACTGGCAGGATTGTTCGTGCTGCTGGGGCTGGAGACATCAATGAGTTCTTCAAATCAGATGACATCCGCAATATGATTGATGACTATGAGGATGTTGTCTCCTGGGAGAACGCATACTTCTCAGAATTAACGCCTGGTTCTACCCAGGCTGCTGCTATATCCGGCTCAGTAGTCGGTAATGTCCTCGGTATGGCCTATTCAATCTGGGCTGGCGGCGTAGG